ATAAACACTGAAAAGTTGATGCTTTGTGCAAGGGTTCGAGTCCCCTTATTGGCTTTCAGAAAACCGCATAAAATCAAGGTTTTCTATAGATTAGGGGAAAGAGAGTAATCAAAAAGTAATCAAAAGGTAATCAAAAAAGGCTCGGAAGCCTTGATTATACTAAAGAAAGGAGTTTCTTGTACAAGTGCTAAAAGTTAATTGAATATGATTACTATGGAAGTTTGGACGCATTGAGCGTCTTTTTTTTATGCGGTTTTTCTGCTTATTTTTTGCGGAAGAACCGTATTTTTTTATGCAAAAATATAAGCATAGGAGGGATGCGGAATGTTATTTACAGATGAAATTCTTGAAAAAATCTTAATAAGAGAAGATGTGTCAAAAGTTCCGCTCGTGTATCAGTCAGCTATGATTCACGCAATCAAGGAAGTATTGGAGGAAGAGAATGTATCAGATGCAAAATCAGAATATGACATTTAACCCAAACCCAAGCTATGCCGCATATCAGTACAACCCAATGCAGAGATTTCAACAGCCAGAGCCACAGATTCCGCAGATGCAACCGCAGTTTCTTGGTATCCAAGGAAAGGTAGTGCAGTCGGAATCAGCAATCATGGCGAATGATGTACCTATGGATGGAAGCGTTGCGTTTTTCCCAATGCAGGACATGAGCGCAATCGTTGCGAAACAATGGGATGCCAATGGAACAATCAGAAAGACCGTTTACAAACCTTTTAATGAGCAGATGGCAGATTCTTCGAGTGATGATAAAAGAATCGAAATAGGGCTATCTGATGATGCGACAAAGGCTATTACTGACAAATTAGATTGTTTGTTTGGAAAGATGGAAGAGTTGGAAGATAAGTTATCTTCGCAAACGCAAAGAAAATCTTCACGAACACAAAAGGAGAGTGAGTCTTAATGAATCCTATGCAGATGTTACAGGGAATGAGAAACCCACAGCAGTTTTTACAACAAATGATGGGGAATAACAGCGTAATGAGCAACCCTATGGCTAGAAACGCTATGCAGATGGCACAAAAGGGAGATTCCAAGGGCATCGAGCAGATGGCTAGGAATTTGTGCAAAGAAAAGGGAATTGACGCAGACAAGGCTTTTGAGTCGTTTAAAAGTCAATTAGGAATGTGATACTAATTCTTGCAAGATTATGTATATAAAAATAAATTATGGAGGTAAATTCTATGTTTAACACAGGTAATTGTGCATCTGTTCCGCTTGTCGCAAACATTGACGGAAACGGAAATAACAACGGATGGGGCGCAGAAGGCTCATGGTTATGGTTCATTATCGTTATCTTTGCCATCTTTGGATGGGGTGGATTCGGTAACGGATTCGGAGGAAACGGAATGAATGGTGGTGTCGGAAGCGAAATCCAGCGTGGATTTGATAATCAGGCGATTGTGTCAAAGCTTGATGGCATTTCAAATGGTCTTTGTGACGGATTCTATGCAGTACAAAACGGCATGAACGGAATCAACACAAACATTTTACAAACAGGTTTCGGCATTCAGCAGGCTATCAATGCTGATACAGTCGCTAATATGCAGAATACAAACGCTTTACAGTCACAGCTTGCTAACTGCTGCTGTGAAACAAGAGAAGCTATCCAAGGCGTAAACTACAACATGGCAACTAACACTTGCGCGTTGCAGAACACCATGAACAGCAACACGAGAGACATTATCGACAGTCAGAATGCAGGAACACGCGCTATTCTTGATTATCTCTGCAATGAAAAAATTTCTTCCTTACAGGCAGAGAATAGCGACCTTCGCAGAGCGGCTTCACAGGATCGCCAGAGCGCATTGCTTACAACTCAGATGGCAGCTCAGACACAGCAGATTATCAATGCAGTAAATCCGTCTGCTATCCCGGCATATGTCGTACCTAACCCAAATGCTTATGCATATGGATGCGGATGCAACACCGGTTGCGGCTGCTAAAACTAAATAATTGAGTATCTTAATTGAGTTTAACTCGATCATGTCTGCTATGCAGTATTACTTATAACCAAAGGGCAGACTATAATGTTTGCCCTTATTTTGTGAAAGAGAGGTAAAAATAATGGAAGTAACAGGAATTGCATTACAAACCGTTGCTGCTGGAGAAGATGTTGCATTCACAGAAACAGCAGTAAACGGAACAAAATGTATCGTACACAGACAGGGAAGTGGAATTATCAAGTTAAGAGGTATCACCAATCAGTGCAAGGCTAGATTTTTGGTATCGTATTCCGGAAACATTCAGATCCCGACAGGCGGCACAGTTGGAGAGATTTCGCTTGCAATCGCTGTTGACGGAGAGCCTTTGCGGTCAACAAAGATGATTGTAACGCCGGCCGCAGTTGAGAATTTATTTAATGTATCAGCGCAGGCATACGTTGATGTGCCTTGCGGTTGTTGCAGTACCGTAGCCGTGCAGAATACATCTACACAGGCTATAGAGGTACAGAATAGTAACTTGATTGCAGTAAGGGAGGCTTGATATTATGCATAAATTTGCGAAACAGATTATGGATTGCGTGAAAGCCCATGTTGACGGAATCGGAATTGAGAATTTTGAGGGTCAAAACCTTGATGATCTCAAGGATTGGACGGAGATTGCAAAGAACATCGTATGTTTTGACAAGGATTATAACATTATTGAAGCAATGAAAAAGTCTGAAGATGAAGAAATTATGCGCATGGTGGAAGAATTTGGGGACTATCCGGAAAGAAGATACTACAATGAGTACCGGTACTCAAACGGAAGATTCGCACCAAAAGGGCGTGGAACACGCAGAGGATATGTAGAACCACCATATTACCATCAGATGCCGGAAGATTACCACGAATGGGAGAGAATGCCGGAATACGACCGAATGAGAGACCTTGACAGAATGAGTATGGGAAAGATGTATTATTCAGAGCCTATGAGCGGAAATAATGGCATGAGTACCGGTACTCACGATGCAAGAGAGGGCAGAGCCGGTATGAGTCGGAGAAGCTACATGGAGACAAAGGAAATGCATAACGGAAATTCACCGGAAGATAAGGACGCAAAGATGAAAGAACTTGAAAAGTACATGAAATCTCTTTCGGAAGATGTGACAGAACTGTTTTCCGGTATGTCCCCAGAAGAGAAACAGTTGACCAAGACAAAGCTGACTACGCTTGTCACGAAAATGTAATAGAGAGGGCATTTTGCCCTCTTTGTTTGCGAGGTGGTAAATTGTTCACAATAAACAATGAAATGTGGAATTTGGTCAAAGTATCGCGTTACAGCGATATGCTACAGAGAAGTGACGGAAGCAGAACAGTAGGAATGACCGACAGGGACACGAAAACGATATATCTTGCGGATGATCTGCGTGGGAAATTTCTTGATCGCGTGTTATGTCACGAATTATGTCATGCGTTCTGTCTTTCGTATAATGTATACATGGATATTGATACAGAGGAAATCGTAGCAGACTTCTTGGCTACATACGGAAGAGAAGTATTTGAAATTGCAGACAGACTATTGATTGAACTTATGGAGGTTGCATAATGGATAAAATTTCAGAACTCTTACAGTACGTGCACCGGACGAATCCGGAAATGACTAGGGAAAGGCTGATAGAAGAGTTGAGCAAAAGTGATTATGCTGCGCGGTCTTTGATTTTTACGAAAGAAAATTTTCTCCGCGCGCCAAAAAATATTTCGTAATTTTTTTGTACCCCCCTGGGGTAGCGTTTTAGGGTCAAGATTCCATTTTCACGGATTCCTAAAAACGTGTAACAAACGTGCAAATATCTGCGACATTCCGCGAATAACACAAATACACCATATATTATGTTATATATAGATAATGCACTGATGATATTTGATAATATTGCCGGTCGCAGGCAAACGCCAAAAGACGCTTGCCCGGCTATAGTTATAGTCTAGCATAGACCGCATTTTACCACTTGTCAAGATAGTTTTTCCCGTCGTACCGGCTGTAAGTGCGTGTTATGTTTTCCGGTCTTTGCGTGATCTGCAACCAATCGCCGCCACGTTGTGCGGTTATTTTGATTTTTGCAGACTCCACCCATTCCACGCCCTCAAATTTTGCATAGCCAAACAGCCGCCCGGATGCCACCTGATAACCAAGAGCAGACACCCGGCGCATGATTTCCTTTTTTCCGATATATTCATATTTTCCCATCTTTCCTACCTCCAGAGGTTCCGCGCTCACTCATGCAGATATTTTTGCATCCGTCGCGCGATAATTGATTTACGATCAGCCACGCTTGGCGATCTCCAAATGCCACACGGCGCACAGTTTGGTCATTGTGTGTTGTCTTAATATCATAGATCACGGATTCTCCCCTCCTTATATTGTGTTGTGCATGGAAACCGATTTCCATGTAGTCCGCGTTCCCGGAATCGAACCGGAACGAATGCGCCAAGCACGCGAAAAAGGGCGCGTATTACGCCTTTTTATATCCATTTTCTTTTGCGTATAATTCTAAATCTTCTAAATTTGAAAATACTTCTACTGTATATCCTACAGATTTTGTAATGCGATCGATTGTGTACATACCGAAATCATACAGGCACGCATAAAACTTCATATTTCCCTTTTTGAGCAAATATAATTTTTCCATTTTCATTTCCTCCATATTTTCAAAATTTCCCGGTTATTCCGGTAAAAGCAAGCCGGGGAATTGAACCCCGGAAAAGCCAACCTTGCCTAGTCTGCTAAAATCTGCCGTGCCACGTTGAACACATAAAGCCTGTTGTGGCTGTGGCGTTTAAAATCTCCATTTTCAGCAATCACACGCCCACTATTTGGGTATTTAAGACTTACAACGGTCAAATACTTGTTTAGCAGTTCATCCGAGCATTTTAGGCACTCTATAGCATTTTCTATAGTACTTTTCTTGCTATTGCAATAAATTCCCTCAATGTGTACTCCTTTTTTCTTTTCCAGCTTGTCAAATTCTTTCAACAGTTCCGCTTTTGTCATATAATCAACCATCCTTTCATTGTGTGCTCTGTCTCATCGGTGCAGGTGGGGCAGTTCCTACAGACCGCCGGGTGGCGGTTTTGACTATTCGCAAATTCTTTGGAAAATTTCAATTGTGAGTTTTGCGGCGGCTCTTTTTCTGTCTGCTGTATAGCCTTTGCGCTTGCTTTTTAATGCTTTTTCTGCTTGCTTAAGGTTTCCAACTCCCCAAGATGCCGCTTTATCAAGTTTTTCCCATTCGTCCGGTGTAACTTTTACGGCTTTAAGCGTTGCCGTGTTAATCTCGTAATTGTCTTTGTCTTCTGGGTGTAAATCTTCGCAAACCGGGATATATTCATGCGTTCCCATGTTTTCACCGATATTCCAGACAAAAAAGTGAACCGGGATTTTTTCCACGATTTCAAAAATATCAGTTTTTTCACAAAGTGTAGAAGTGCCATAAATTTTGTTGTTTTCAATTTTAAATTTTCTCATGTTGTTTTCCTCTCTTTCTGTGCTTCATTTGATACTTGTATTATACAGAAATTAAGCACTAATGTATATAGGTAAAGCATACAAAATTAAGCACTAATATTATATTAGAAATTGTGCATTATTATTAAGCACTAATTAAGTATTGACAATTAAGCACTAACTATATATAATGTAAGAAAAAATACGGAGGTGTAGAAAGATGGACGAAAACACAAAAGCAGAAAAGAACAGGCAAGCGGTAAAGAAATGTATGAGAAACAAAGACAGAATAAACATTATATTGCCGCTTGGAACAATAGAAAGAATCAACTCATACGGACTAAAGACAAGCGCATTTGCTAGGGAGTTAATTCTTGCGGAACTCGATAGAATGGATAGAATGAAAAAATAATGAATTAAGCACTAATTAGGTATTGACAATTAAGCACTAATTATATATAATGTAATCAGATCAAAGAAATAGAGCAAAGGCGAAAGCCAGGAAAGGGGAACGGCATGAAAAAATATATTGTAAAAGATCGGGGTATTGAATGGAGTTATGACAACAAAGAAAAGGCTGCTAAGAAAGCCACTGATCTGAACACGGAAGTAGCAGAAAAAACCGTGTGGAGATATTACGCCCCATATTATACAAGCGGCACTGCGAACTATCGGGAAATCACCGGCGAATCTTTGCCGGATGCAATCGAAAAAGGTTTTGACCGGATCATAAAAGATTATGATCTTGGCGGCGTTTCAGGCTTGAAATTAAAGTCTGTTAAATTACAAAAGGAAAATGGGTATGCAAATTTAGTTATAGATTTTATACCGCTTGGAAAATTGGAAGCAGAATTTCCAGAAGAAACAAAGGTGATAAAAATTGAATGGGTTACAGATGATGAATTCCGGGGCGAATACACTTTTACCTTGAACAAATAAAAGGCTGGCGGAGCCGATAAGCTCCGCTATTCTGCATTAAGGAGCAAATAAAAGCATGGCTAAGGTTGTAAAAAAATGCATTGTTCCGGGAGTCTTACAAGTGGATTCCGGAAGAACTAAAAGAAGATTTGACCCGAAACAGCTTGGAAGGCTCACAGATGCATTTCATGCGTGCTACGGAGCGGGGAAGAACGAATAGAACAGGAGAGGAAACAAAATGAAAAGCTACAAAGAGTACGAGAAAAGGTTTATAGGGGCAAGCGATATTGCGGCATTAATACTTGTCGGATGCGACGAAAACGGATTGAAAACAAGCACTCTTGATTTTGGCGAAGACGGGAGCTATATGGCATACGTCGTTGACGAGGACGCGGAGATAGGCGCGCATTATAAAAAAGTCGCCGATTTTAAGCACTGGCTCAAGATTTATGATGATGACGAATTGACATACCGGGTTAATGCACAGGAGATAAACATATATCGCGCCGGAGATTTTGGCTGTATCATACAGACAATCGGCAAACATTAAAAAGAAAGAGAGGAAAGAAAAATGAAAAAAGAATGTAAAATGTTTAACGGAAAAACTTTAGAGGTTGGAGAAGAAATCAGATTCGCTGACTTGTGGCAGGTTGATGACGGAGACGAAGAAGAACTTCTCGATTCCGGCTGCGTGTGCGTAGGTAACAACGAATATGGCGCACCTGTTATAGCTGGATTTGAAATTGTAGACAAAGACGAGGAAAACTTAATAAATACGGTTGTAAAAGTTGTAGAACTGTACTAAAATCAAATATAATAAACCATAACATAAGATGTGCATAATCGTATAATAGCGGTTTTGCACATCTTTTTATATTTGGAGGAAACCATGGGAGAAAAAAGAAAACAAACAAGGGCGGCTGCTCTTGTCGGCACGGTTTACAAAGGCTTTAAGGTTTTAGATTGCAAAACGGAAAACAGACGGTCTTTTTTACAAGTAGAGTGCCCTTATTGCAAAAAAATTAAATGGATTCGCAAAGATCAACTTGACGATCCGCACCGCAAGGGATGCGGATGTTTAATGACAAAGACACAATTTAAACAAAAGGATTTAGCAAAAGAAAGATTTGGGCGGCTGGAAGTAATAAAGGCAACTAGCGAACGAGATCCGCACAACGGCTCTATTATATGGCTATGTCGGTGCGACTGCGGAAAGTTTAAAAAAGTATCTGCCAGCTCTTTAAAAAACGGAGGAGTGGCAAGCTGTGGATGCCTTGGCAAAGAAAATAGCTCAAAAAATGGGAAGATTTACGGCAAAAAAATAGTAGATAATTATTGCATTGCCGGAACAAATGTAAATAATTTAACCGCAAAAATTCCAAAAAACAATAAGTCCGGGCATAAGGGTGTGCATTGGGATGCAAACAAGAGCAGATGGATAGCGCAGATCGAGTTTATGGGAAAACATTATAATTTAGGGAGTTTCCGGGAAAAAGAAGAAGCGATAAAAGTAAGAGAGGAAGCAGAAGAAAAAATGTTTGGCAACTTTCTGGAATGGTATGTGGAAACATATCCGAATGCAAAGAAAAATATCAAAAACAGAGAAAAGAAATCGAGTGGGAAAGATTAAGAATCTGACCCACTCATTTTCATCACTGAGAATATAATTATTTCAATCCTTGTATCTGGGGAATTGCTCCAGATACCACGCGCAGAGCATCCACTGCACGCGACACAAAAACATAAATTAAATGTTTTGCTTTTACTAAAAAGACTATTGTTTCAATCCGTGGTCGCCGGGATCGCTGGCGGCACCACATCGGCAAGCATCCATGCCGTGTGACTTGCCTATATAGTACGCCTGGCGAGATCAAATGTCAAGAGTGTATTTCTAACAACGTTTCCGGGCGCGTCTTTCGATTTTCCAAAAGTTCAAAAATAATTCATAAATTATCTATAATGATTTTATTAAATTTTTATAAACAAGGCTAGGTTCATTAGGTCTTTGACAAGTCCAAAAATGATAGAATAGTATCAGTTTTTACAAAAAATCGTCTGACAATCGTCTGACATAAGGCGACACAATCGTCTGACGTCGCTTTTTCAGAACTATGTTTCTCTTTCTCTCTCTTTTTCTTAATCTTTTAAATTAATAATAATACACTGTATATAAAGCCTATAGGTTTATAGTAAGTGTATATCCGCGCACGCGCGCGGCGTAAGTATATAATACCACCTTAAAAAATTGGGGGTTGACTTTAAACACGGAAATAGTGTATACCAAAAGCAGAGAAATAAAACGGATTGGAGGTGTGAATATATGCAGGATGTAGAGAATGTAGATATTACAAGGCTTATAGTGGATCTAGGTACAGTACAGATATACACATCAACTGTACAAGATTTAATAGACAACGCTTGTATAGAATTTCACATCGAAGATTTGTTAAAAGCTGGACAGAGACAGTGGAAAGCTGTAATGCAGTATGTTGGTATGCATTTATTCCCTGATACATCGGTATTAAAAGACAAGACTTTGAAACCTCTTGGTAATGCAACTATACCAACTAACTGTAACAGATATGACAGAGAGGTATTATATAAACTTTGTGATTATTATATATATATATCCAATGTGTATAGCAAGTTGGTAAGTACAGTGGCATTTAGTTATTTTTGTAATATACCAACGAACACAATGGATATATGGGCTAGCGATGAACCAAGTTCGCTGACTTTCAAGATGTGGCAAAAATTGCAACGATCTCGTAAGGATTGCATCCTTGATCGTGCGTATGACTCCAATAGCCCTGTAGGCACTATGTTTGTGGGGAATAACGAGTTTGGCATGAATCAGCCCGGAATTGGCGATAATGCCACGCAACGCAAGGCAATCACAGCGCAGGAGCTGCCAAGGCTGGACGAGAAAAAGAGCCAAGAATTGCACGCAATCGATACACAATTCACAGATACAGTGGCAAATAACACGGTCTGAATTGTGTGTGGTTATTCTACAATTCACAAATGCAGTAATATCAAGGGTTGTAGCGTTTTAAGTATTCGTAAACTATTCGGAAAAGTTAGGTTTTGCGAATAGTTACAAGGGTATGGCATGAATTGTATTAAAACAATTTGATTTTCACACAATGACAACAAAACGAAACGGAAAATATTTTATATTTCCATGTTTGCAGAAAAAGGATGGGGAGGGGGTCTGGCAGAAAGACCACCGGGCGGCTACTAAGTCCCTCAAATTCCTACAAAAATAAAAAGCCACTTACAACACCCATTGACTTTTTGCAGCAATTGGCTTAATATAAACTCAAACAATTCACTTTCACGTTGCGAATCGCAACTACATTTCCAAAAAATTTTTTAAAAACAAAAAAGAGTGTTTCGGACAGGAGAATGATATATGACCGGGAATGAATACCAGGAATTAGCAATGAGAACTTGCAATATTCCATACAAACAGAAAAATGACATGCTTAGACACGCAGTGTTTGGACTTACATCAGAAGCAGGAGAAGTTGCAGGCATTTTGCAAAAGGAATATCAAGGTCATGAGTTTGACAGAGAACATATGAAAAAAGAATTAGGAGATTGTCTGTGGATGGTTGCAGAAGCATGTACTGCACTTGAATTTGATATGGACGATGTAATGCAGACGAATATTGATAAATTAAAGGCAAGATTTCCAAAAGGCTTTGATGTTGATATGGATTTGCACAGGAAGGCAGGAGATGTGTAATGGCTGAATGTAAACAGTGTTGCGGCACCTGCAAATATGGCTTATGTGTCAAGACAAACGGTTATGTTTGTTCAAACGGCGAAAGCGATTATGCCGCTGATTTAGTAGAATACATCCATTCATGCGATTTTTGGGAACAGAAACAGGGGAAACTGAAATGAATGAAACATTGATGAAAACCGAGTATTCCAAAGCTTTTGATGAAAAGCGCAAAGGTCTGATTGAACAGTCGTATTACAAATACGGACCGGCAAGAATGAATTTTGCAAACGGAAATGTGGATGCAATCGAAAGTTTGAAAATGTGCCTTGCCAAGTTTGAAGAGACCGGAAACCTTGAATATCTGTGTGATGTTGCGAATTATGCTATGTTCAGGTTTATGTTTCCACAGCAGGGCGAGTATTTCGAACATACGGACTCTGATTCATCTGCCGGGATCTTCGGTATGAGCGTAAATGAAATGGAACGATTCAAACAGGAACACAGCTTTGGGGATGGGAGATATTGATATGGCTTTGAAAGTTATTGTAACAGCGATAGATGCCCTCGTAATACTGGGACTTATGGGAGGACAGGTAAAACAAAAAGACAATTCAAACGCAATGGGCTATTTGCTTTCATACGCGATCTTTGCAATGAATATTATGGTTATTTGGAAATGATGGGTTATCGCCAAATGGTTAAGGCACAGGATTTTGATTCCTGCATTCCGGGTTCGAATCCCGGTAGCCTAATTGGTTACATGCTGACGTTTCATGTAACCGCGTATGTTTTTCATATGTACTTGAACCCTTGGTTGAGTGATTCAAGCATTTGGGTTCCTCCTTTCGCCACTAGGACGATTCTGTTAAGGACGGTGCGAGACCGTCCGGTAGGTCTATATCATGCGTCTATCCCACGTCACATGATCGTGTAACGCATAGCACGTAAAACATATTGCTAACCGTCTTGTGGCGGTTATGATCGGTTAGTCGAGCGGTAAGACACCACCCTTTCATGGTGGTAACACGAGTTCGAATCTCGTACCGATCACTATATTGGGATTTAATTCAGTGGTAGAAGACACGGCTTATATCCGGGTTGTCGCTGGTTCGATTCCTGCAATCCCAACTTCGGGAGGCCTTTCGGTTCTTCGGAATGTGAGAGTGGAAATCAAAAAAGATAACGCACAACAAAAAGACTGTGAGTAGGAAGTACAACAAAAGCAGTTAGGCGATACAATCAAAATTTCCTAATGCGTTTGGTTAACCTTTGAGTGATTGGATATTGCCATTTGCAGTGTTCCCATAATGGAATTGGAGCCTGTTGCTATCCGGTCGGGCGTTTATTCGCCTTGTAGGTTCGAATCCTACACACTGCGTTTGCTCGAAAAAGTCGGGCGTTGATGTGTGGCGGAATGGGTAAACGCTATGAAATGTCTATTGCAAAATGCAATACAGAGAAGGTATTTCTCAGGGACATTATGAGAAAGTAAATCTTTTCTGCGAGGTTCAAATCCTCGCCACATCAATTCAATTACATTTGTTACACATAAAAGACGCGGGATCTCACGAGGATTCCGATTTTTGCTATGATTGGGGGCGTAAGAATGTGTGATTTTTGTCGTAATAAAAAGAAAATCATTGATGGTAAAGGAAATTTAGTTCTTTTTGGAGCTGAAAATAACATGATTTTCGACAATAGCGATGGAAAAGAGGTTGCAGGAGCCGTAAAAATTAATTTTTGCCCTATCTGCGGTAGAAAGTTGGTGAAAGAATGAAACATCAAAAAGAATGGCACACTTGCGACAGGTGCGGTGCTGAAATAAAATTCAAGCCAAGACAACAGCTACAATATGTGCCGTGTGGTACATATTCAGAACCGGTAGCTAGATTTACAGAAGATGAAATTTCGTGCGAGCTTTACAAAACAAGATTTTGCGGAAAACTTAAGAAAACTTATGAATTATGCCCTAAGTGCAGGAAAGATTTTGAGGAGTTTATGAGAAATGACCAGAATTAAAGAAATACTTCATTGCCTGCAATTAGATAGCAGAATAAGGCACAATATAAAATACGCACAAAGAGAATGGTTCTTTTCGTACTTTAAGCACTTTAGAAAAGATTTAAACATGCCATTACTCAATAGTATCAAGCAAGCAAGAGGAATATCGAAAACTATTTTAGAAAGAGGGTATATGCAAGACCTTGTACATGATTCTGTAATGCGTATTAGATATTCGAGGAGATGCAATACTCGTGTGTGCAGGGCTGCTAGGAACGATTAGGAGATTTATGAGAAATGATTGTTAATATGGGAACCAAAACCTATGAAATGAGCCGCAAGCAGGCAAAAGCTATTCTTAAAACGGCTAAGAAACTTGCAAATTGCAACATATACGGTATTGAAAAAGGCAATGTGGTGATTATGCTGAATGAAAAGTATGAGGACGATATGAGCCTTAAAAAAGCCGTAGAGGAGTATAAAAAGAAAGGGTTCAAGGTGCATTGGAAATGAAAATAATTAGAAATGGCGATTTGAGATACGAAAGAAAGCCTTTACAGTTTGAGTGCAAGAAATGTAAAACCATTTTTGAAGCGGAAAAGACTGAATATCAATATTGCGGAAATCAAATAGAAGGTGACAACTACAAGTGTGAATGTCCGTTGTGCCACAAAACAGTATATTACAGCTAAAACGATATTACCGGCTACAGATTGATTGTAGTCGCTAACCTAGAAAAATTATAGGCAGAGGTCAAGGCACTTCTGCTTTTGCGGAGGTGCTTTTTATTTGGCTTCAAAGCAGTTAATCAATGCAGTAAATGGATATGAAAATTACATACAGAGAAAAGGCGTTGATGAACAGGTAATAGATGCATACATACAAGCCGTAGCGGTTGCCTTAAGGACAGAACATGACGTTGATTATGGATTGAAAATATCCGCAAGGGCGAAACAACTTATAGCAAGCTATGTCAAGCAATATACAGGCGGCAGAGTTGCAGACTTAGAAGTGTATGCCGGGGAACATGATACGACATACAAGGTGCTTCAACAATTCTACAATGTTTTGATGTATGAATCAGCCTATCTTGTGGACAGCTTTTTTTATTACATTGAAATTGATGAAAAGGATCCGTGGAAAAGATTTTATTTCCCAAGAAGAAAAGTGCTACAACCTGTAGTCGGAGCATACCAGGAGATTTATGACGGAAAATTGGATTTTCTGTCTGTATCTCAACCGAAAAGAACCGGAAAAACAACAGGCGGTCTGAAATTGGCACAGATGATGGGCGGACGCGACCCGGACGGAAGTATATTCGGTGTTGGAAAAGGCGAGGGACTTGTTAAGCGATTTTATGGTGGCTTATTGCAAGGCTTTGAAACAGAAAGCACGTACAATAGATTCTTAAGTGTTTTCCCAGAAGCAACAAAGATAGGAGAAAAAGATTACAAAAGTGCTGAAAATCTATCAATCGACCTTAAAAGCAAAAATATCTTCCCGACATTTACCTGTAGACCTATTGATGGTGCAATCGTAGGATGTACCGAAGCAAATGTGCTTGTTTATATTGATGACTGCGTTAAAAACCATGAGGAAGCACGAAATAGAGATAGATTGGAGTTCCTTTGCGAGAAAGTAACAGATGATGTTCTCGGTAGACGATTAGAGGGAACACCTATTATCATACAGGGAACGAAATACAGTTTGTATGACCCAATTACGGCTTTACAAAATAAAGCCGATGAATTGGAATGGCGATGGAAAGAAGTTGCGATTCCGGCACTTGACCCAATTACAGATGAAAGCAATTGGGAGATTTATCGAAAAGATAAAAAGGGATTGCGGAAGATATTCACAACCGGTTACTACCAAAAGGAAAGAAAACTTGTTTCGGAAGAAACGTGGGCGGCAGAGTTTCAACAAGAACCATTTGAAGCAAAAGGGCGAATGTTTGCAGAGAATGAGCTTAATTATTTTGAGGAACTTCCTGTTGATCGAGAACCAGATGCAATTATGGCGGCTTGTGACAGTGCGGATAAGGGAGAAGATAGCTGCTCAATGCCGATTGGCTATGTGTACGGCAACGAGGTTTATATTGTAGATGTAGTGTTTGATAATGCCGGAACACAGTTTACCAAGCCGGAATGCGCAAATATGCTTATTAAGCACAACGTAAAGACGGTTACATTTGAGAGCAACAGTGCCGGAGAATATTTTGGTCGAGATGTAATGGATATTGTAAAAAAACAAGGCGGGAGATGTAGTGCACGGTTTAAGTTTAATTGTTCAAACAAAATAACTCGAATGGAAAATGCGAGAGATAATATCATTCGTGATTATTATTTCCGAGATTTCAAGAAAATGGACAGGCAGAGCCAATATTACAAGTTTATGAAAGAACTTACGACCATGACAAGAAGTGGAAAAGTAAAGCATGATGATGCACCGGATTCAGTTGCTTTGTTTGAGAACGAGATGCGAAGCGGAACACAGGCAAAGGTAGAAGCGGCAGTAAACCCATTTAGGAGGTATTAGGATATGACAACAGACAAATATCTTTCACAGATAAGCAGAATTGACCATGCGATTGCAAATAAGCTGGAAGAAATCAAAAGGCTATCCGATATGGCAACTTCTATATCTATATCTCCGAAAGAGGTAGATGTGCAATCATCCGGCAATCCCGACAAAATGGGGAGCGCGGTATCGAAGATTGTTGATTTACAGAATGAGATCCAGGCGCTTGTAGATGAATTGGTTGATAAAAGACGTATTATCATATCGCAAATTGACAGCATGGATAATACAGATGTATATATCGTGCTTTCATCGCATTATGTCAATGGAAAAGATTGGAACTTAATTTCCGTTGAGATGAAATATTCCTACAGAAACATTATGAAACTTAGGAAAAGAGCATTGCAGGAGTTTGAAAGACGTTATGGACAGCTTTATTCTGAAAAGAGTGCATAAAAGTACACAATAGTTCACACTCTTTCACAACATTTCCCAAAACTTGCATGATATACTAAAAGAGTAGAAAAACAAATTTCTACAACCCCCAAAGTATATAACCCGTAAAAGGCACTGTCAGAAATGGCAGTGTTTTTTATTTACAAGAAAGAGGTTGCTATGAAAAAAGTAACTATATATTGCCCGGATTGCGGAAGAATTGCCGGACATTATGATGGGAGATCTACGATAGACCATCCGTGTAAATGTAAAAAATGCAATCATATTGTGATTTATCGCGTGGCAACAGGCAAGATTGAAACGAAGCCAATACCGAAACGCGCTTGCAGTAGTGGAGTTTTATTTATATGAAGAATACACAGTATTTCCATGACCTTGTAAAAGGAAGATACGGAAGAAAAATTGCATATGCTAACGTAGAACAGATTACTGCAGACAATATCGTAAATGTTGTCGGAAACTGCATTGGTGCATTTTATTTCAACAAGACGATCATTCGGTATCTTTGGAACTACTACAAGGGCGATCAGCCTGTATTGTACCGAACAAAGGTACAAAATGCGGATATAACCAATAAGGTATCTGAAAACCATGCCTATGAGATTGTTCAATTCAAGGTTGGTCAGACTTACGGTGAGCCAATTCAGCTTATCAGCAGAAAAGACGATGACCGAATAAACAATGCCGTTGATGAATTTAACGATTATCTGACCGATGCTAATAAGCAGGAAAAGGATATTAAGGCAGGAGAGTGGCAATCAGCAACCGGAACGTCATTTAAGGCGGTACAGATTACAAAAAATGGAGATATACCATTTAGGATTGTTGCGCCAACACCAATGAATACATTTGTTATTTATAATGAATCCACAGAAGAACCACTTTTAGCAATCCAAGAGCTTAAGGATGCCGATGGACAGATGTATAAACTCTGCTACACGGACTCTTACGAATGCAAGATTGTAAATGGAGAGGTTCGAGGTTGGAAACTGCATGGTTTTGGTGGAATCCCGATTGTCGAGTTTCCGAACAACCATGAGCGCATTTCTGATATTGAGCTTGTGATCGGACTATTGGATGCAATCAATACAATGCAGTCAAACCGAATGGATGGCGTTGAGCAGTTTGTTCAGTTTTGGGTAAAATTCGTAAATTGCGAGGTTGATGAAGAAACATTTAAAAAAATGAAAATGAATCACGCTCTTACAGTTAAGTCTATCAACAAAGATAATAAATCAGATGTTGACATTATGACGCAAGAGCTGAATCAGACAGAGTGCCAAGTTGCAAAGGATGATCTGTGGGATAATGCACAGTCCATTCTTGCCATACCAAATAAGAACAACAATAATTCCGGTGGAGATACACAGGGAGCGGTTGAGCTTAGAAACGGATGGGACTTCTCGAAGTCGAGAGCAAAACTGAAAGACCCGATTGTAAAGTCGGCTGAAAAAAGACTTGCGAAAGTTGTTTTGAATGTGATTCGCATACAGGATCACGATTTGGGATTGAGTTTGCGCGACTTTGATGTGCAGATAAACCATAGTCCACAAGACAATATGTATACCAAGTCACAGACACTATATCAACTTTTACAAGCTGGTATTCATCCACTTGTGGCAATTAAATCTGTTGGGCTTTGGGGAGATGCGGAAAAGACATTCCTGTTGTCAAAGCCATACTTGGATAATCTGTGGAAAACCATTGATGATGTAGAAGCGCAAGAAAAGAAAGCACAAGAATTGATAAATAAAATGAATACAGATGGCACACAGAGCCAAATAAATAAAGATAAGACGGTCACCGAGTAATCGGTGGCTGTTTTTATTTTATAAATTTTGCACCTATGCGTGAAATAGGAGAAATCACAAGTTGAGCAACCAACGTAAAAAAGCGTAGTGAATCGGAGGTAATCATGACAAGAGAACAGGCAAAACAGAACCTTATCGCTATCGGAGTGGCAGAACCTACGGATGAACAGGTAAGCAATTATCTGAATCAAGTCAATGGCGAAACAAAGAAAGAGAAAGACAGAGCCGATGGCTACAAGGCTAAAGCTGACACAGCAGATGGTTTACAGAAACAGCTTGATGAATTGCAAGCTGGAAATCTGACAGAGCTTGAAAAGGCAAATAAGGCATTAGACACAGCTAATCAGCAAATTGCAGAATTGCAGAAAAATAATGCTATTAGAGATTTACGTGAAAAGGCTATGACCGATTTCAAGGTAACCGCAGAGCAGGCAAAAACAATTGTAAAAGAAGATGGCAGCTTCGATACAGCCGAACTTGGAAAGATTATGTCCGAAAAAGAGACCGCCGCAGCACAAGCCAAGGAGCAGGAGATTGCAAATGGAAGTACGAATCCGGGCGGTGGCACGGCTGGTGGAAATAAAGACAACGAAAAGACAGAAGCGGAAAAAGCCGCAGAGTCGATAGGAAAGACTTTGGCCGGAACGAATCAGACGGCTAAGTCGGTAGTAGACAGCTATTTATCGTAAGGAGGTTTTAAAGATGAAGTTTACTGAAAAAAGTGTAACAACTCAGCTTGAAATTCTGAAAAGAAAATTAGGCGGCGAGCTGTTCGAGGAAATCAAACTTGATGATACCGCATTCACAGAAGGCGTGTGCAAGGCAGGAAGTCCAATCGCCGTAGATGGAAAGGTTGATAAGGAAACAGAGCCAATCGGAATTTTACTTACAGATGTTTATAAGGACGAGAATCCTAACGGAACAATCCTTAGAGCGTTTGGAGTTGTAAATTCTGCAAACATTCAGGCAAACACAGGAGAAGCTGTTGCAGAGGCAGTTAAGACAGCCCTTCCGTTAATCGTATTTGAATAGGAGGTAATACAGAATGAACATTAGAGATGTGTATAGTGCAAAAGCAATCGCGCTTGTAAACACAGAGGTAGCAAGTAATAAAATTGCGTATCTTGGTTCGGGATTATTCCCAGCTAAGAAGAAAATGGGACTTGATCTGAAATGGATTAAGACTTCTAAAGGACTTCCGGTTTCTCTTGCACCGTCCAATTTTGACGCAGTATCAACATTGAGAAGCCGTGAGGGATTCAAACTGACAGAAACAGAGATGGCTTTCTTCCGTGAGTCTATGCTCATTAAGGAAGCGGACGAACAGGAAATCATGCGTGTACAGGATAGCGCAGACCCATATGCAAGCGAGGTATTAAGCAGAATTTTTGATGATGCGAACACTCTTATTGATGGTGCTAACGTTGTTCCAGAGCGTATGATTATGCAGTTGCTTGCACCGGCTGATGGATCTCCAAAGATTTCCATTCAGGCAAACGGCGTAACCTACGCTTATAATTACGATCCGAGCAACACATACAAGACCCACAACTTTGCAAACCTTGAGACCGCAACGGATAAGTGGGATGACCACGAAAATTCTGATCCACTTGACGATGTTTCTGTTGCTCTTGATGCAGTCGAATCAGAGACAGGAGAGAGACCTTCTATCATGATTGTTTCTCGTAAGACTATGGATCATCTTAAGCAGAATAAGAAGATTCGTTCCGCCATTCTTGCGCAGAATGCCACGGCAAACATCTTTATGAACGACAACCGTGTTAAAGAGGTATTCTCCAACGAACTAGGAATCAGCATTATTGTTTACTCTAAGCAGTACAAGAATGAAGCTGGTACGGCATCTAAGTTTTACCCAGACGGATTTGCAACGCTTATCCCAAGCGGAGCACTTGGAAATACATGGTACGGTACGACACCGGAAGAACGTACACTTATCGGAAAGCCTACAGCAGATGTTTCTATCGTCAATACAGGAGTTGCAGTTGCTGTATCTGTATCAGAAGATCCTGTACAGACTAAGACAACGGTTTCTGAAATTGTACTTCCGTCTTATGAAAGAATGGATAGCACCTATGTCATTAAGTGCTATTAGGAGGTGATCCTTTGGTTTACGAGTGCAAAACAAAATATAAGGGCAAATGGTATATGCCAGGAGAGGAAGTGCCGGAGGAAAAATCTTCGGTATCTTCTGATTTTATGAATCCACCTGAAAACCCTATCACTTATACAAAGACCGAAATCAACAGAATGAGTACCGCAGACTTGCAAAAACTTGCCGCAGAGCAGGGGATTGAAAATGCACAAACAACAAGCGGTGCGGAACTGAAAGAAATTCTGATTGCAAAATTTAATTTGTAGGAGATCGCTTATGTCATACACGCTTGTCGAACAGGTAAAGATTCGTTTACAACAATTTCATATAGAAGAGGTAGAGGACGAAGCGACCGGGGAAAAGTCCGATAAAGTTGTGTTTGATAAAAAAGAATGTAACCCTTTGATTGAACAGCTTTTAGAGCAGGCAAGAAAAGAGATTATCAGCAGACGGAACTATCCGGACACATACACGCAAGACCAGATTGACAGTGATGTTAAGAACTATGAAAACATTATGGTCAATTTGGCAGTGTACGACCGCTCACAAGCAGGCGAAGCTTACATGGTAAGTTTCTCAGAAAACGGTGTGAGCCGGACATGGAAAGACCGTGAAAGCCTTTTTGTTGGAGTGTTTCCGTTTGTAAAAGCAATGTAATTAAAGAAGATTGTGCGTTAGCATTTTGCTGATGTCAGCAATATGTTAGCAGGCGGCACACATTAAGGGTGGTGGGCGGTGTGCCTATTAATTTAGAAAGGCGGTATATCAATGCCAATAGCAGTAATTATAAGCATAATTTCAGTTGCTTTTTCCGTCTTTTTCGGATTTTTCAGTTTATCATTCAACTCTAAGAATGATAAACGAAGTGACAGAGTAGAACTTGAAGAACGTGTGAAAGAGAACACGCGAATAAATATGAAACTTGACGCAATATCCAACAATACAACGGAGATTAAGAACGAAGTCACAGAAATGCGGAAAGAGCTTAATTCTCACGATAGTAGGATAATTAAAGTTGAAGAAAGTGTTAAGTCGGCGCATCACAGAATTGATGGCATAGAGACAAGACTTAATGATGACAAGGAGGTGTAGATAATGGATATTATTCAGACATTAATTGCAAACATGACACTTATATTAGCAATTATCGGAGCTATTGCTTTTCTTGTATCTGTAATTACACAGGTAATCAAGAATATAAGCATATTCAATAAAGTACCTACGGACATAATTGTGTTCGTTTTATCTATCGGTATCACAGTTACGGCGTTTATCGCATATATGCAGTACATTCATATGACGATACTGTGGTATATGATACTTGCGGCTATTATGGCAGGCTTTATCGTTGCGTTTGTTGCAATGTTTGGCTGGGAGAAATTATCCGATTTATGGAAGCGTTTTGGCAAGGATGTGAAGTAAATGCTTGATATTAATAAGCAGGAAATGAAGTATTCGCAATCCGGTCAGAGGGTATTCATCCCGCAAACTGACGAAAATGGAGATATTGTCTATGAAGGGTACAAGGATTCCGATGGGAACTTTGTACCTTATTTAGATTCCGAAGGCAACAAGATTCCAAAAGGCGAGGAAGTTGAAGGGTTTTCAGAACCTACGACATTCCAAGCTAATATCAGCAATAAGTTGTCAGAAGCCCTTGTGAAAGAATTTGGAATTGATGATAGTACATCATACTGTCAGCTTGTCACGGATAAAGGATATTTACCACTAAAAGCCGGTGACGTTGTGTGGAAACGTTCGGAAGTAGGACGCACTGATGATGGACTTGTGGATTCAGAAACCGCAGATTACATCGTAAAAGGAGTTGCTGATGAAGGACTGACCACGGATTTGTTTCTTCTTCGGAAGAATATTAAGTAGGTGATTGTATGAAAAAGAAACCTATTTCAATGACACTATCTACTAAGTCCATACAAGACGCTATAAAGAAATTAGAACAGTACCGCGATAGTTTACAGGCTAAATGCGATTTACTTGTTTCTAGGCTTGCACAGGAAGGTCAGACGGTGGCAATACAACACATATCGGAATCCCCAATAGGGAACACGATAACGGTAAGGGTTGATAAAGCACCGCAGTTAATGACCTCGAACGCGATTCTGATTGCAACCGGAAAAACGGTAACGTCAGAAGATAGAGAACCGTTCTATACTTTGTTGGCGGTAGAGTTTGGGTCTGGAATTTTTTACAATTCCGAAGAGAACCCAAAAGCACCGGAACTTGGATTCGGTGTCGGCACGTATCCGGGGCAAATACACGCTTTTGAAGATGGTTGGTACTATTGGGACGATAAGACCGAAACATGGCGTTATACCCACGGTATCAAAGCCACAATGCCTATGTATAATGCGGAACAACAGATTATTCAACAGTATGTAAAGATTGCAAGGGAGGTATTCGGTGGAAAATGAGTTAAACAGTTGGGCGCTTGATTTTGAAGATACCTTATGTTCCCTTTTGAAATCATACATGGAAAGCAAGGTAAGAGGAATTAAGGTGACGCAAGATGAAGAATCGGGCGGTACCGCAACATTTCCGACGCTTTTAGTCAGACAAATCGGTGGTACAGAAGCCGGACGAACGAATGAAGCAAAGACAATCAACGCAATTCGACCAACATTTCAGATCACAATTACAAACAAAGGTTCAAGAAAAGCAACTAAGGACATCGCAGCATATGCGGTGTCTTTTTTTAAACAACAAATGTTTGAGGTATCAAATATAATCCCAACAATTTCCAAGCAAGTGCGAACGGTTACATTCCGTGCAACTCGCGTAATTGGAAACATTGAGCATTTAGATCAGCTATAAGCAGAAAGGAAGTAGAAAATATGGCATCAACAAGCTATAGAACACGTGTCATCGTAAAAGAGCACACGGAAAAACAGGCTGACTTTGCAGGAACATACAATCTTTTGGTTGCGGCTAAGTCAGTTCCAAGCCCTGCATCACCACCAAACACGGTTGAGTCAACCACAATGGAAGATGATCAGCAGACTTTTGAAAAAGGAATTAAGACTTCTGATTCAAGAGAAATTACAGGAAACCTTGAAAAAGAATATCTTTCAAAAGTGGATGGATATGGAGATAAAAAACTTGATATTATCCATCTGTATGGAACGGACGGTATTGGCGGTGTAGCGAAGTACGCATATGTAGGAACTGCAACAGCCACACCTAACGATGTAGGTGGAAACGATGAAATCCTTGAAATGACGGTAACAGTTATTCCAAGTACAGCATCGGAACTTGTTACAGATAAGCTGACTGTCGTTGATAACAACGATGGAACATTCACTGTAACAGTGGTGGGGTAAAAAGCCTATCGGACGAGCAATCGACCGCACCGGTAGGCGAGGATGAACGGTCGATAGCAGAACTTGAAGCAATAAGATAAGCAACAATGGGGCGGTGGCAACACTGCCCCTTGCCAATATAGAGCAGAAAGGCAAGGTAAAACATGAAAGTAAAGTTAGGAAATAGCGAATATTCAATCAAATTTGGTTTTAAGCCAACATTAAAGTCACATCTTATCAAAGATGTATCAGAGTCGGTAAGTGAGCAGGACGGAAGCTTAGAGTCTGTAGAGAAACTGTTACTTGAAACACTTCCTAAGATGCTTCTTGTAGGACTGCAAGTAAGCCATAAGGACGAGTTTGGATATGACTACGAAACAGGGGAAGGATATGACGAGCAGTTCCAGAAGGTGCTTGATATGCTTTCTGAAAAGATTGACAATGGCGAAATCAACTGCCTTGAATTGTTTAATGAGTTAGAGTCCGAGCTGGAGTCAAACAGTTTTTTAGCGCAAATGATGGAGACGGAGAAAAAGAATCGAACCCCGGCGAAGAAAACTCCATCCAAGACAGCCAACAAGAATTAACATGGGAATATTACGTTGCGGAAATCCGTCCGTTTTACCTTGTGGTAACAAAAGGATACGGATTTTCAGTTGATGATATAGATATGATGAATCCAGAGTTGCTTAAGCCTTATGTGGATGCATATAAGGCAGAATGGAAGCAACGCGACATGGAAATGTATATGTGGTTCGGCAGATATGCAACGTCAGCACTTGTGACCGCAATAGACGCGACATTCGGAAAGGGTAATAGTAAGTACGTGAAAGAAACTTGCTATGATTCCATTGAAAAGCAGAATACGGACGATCCAGATGCAGAGATACGAGAAATGCTTAAGGCAGAAGAAGAATGGGCGGCTAAATCAAGACAATCACATTTACCAAAACCAAAGATAGTTTAAGAAAAGAGGTATTGCTATGGCAGTAATTATTGGAAGTGCTAGGCATGATGAACACGGCAACTGTTATTCTGGTGGGAAAGCCGGAGACCAGACCGGACAAGAAGTTTCGATGCAGAAGTTCTATAACCATTCTAAGGGATGGTACGTGCTAAGAGCGAAGGACGATAGGGTTGCGGAGAAGTTAGCCGAAGCTATGAAGATTGCATCTGATAACAAAAATATCGGCTATGACCAATCGGAACGCTACGGAGTCATTAAGCATGGAATCAACACAAAAGTCAAGACGGAATGCGATTGCTCTTCTCTTGTACGTGCTTGTATTATCTATGCATCCGGTAAGGATGTGGGAGATTTCAATACATCCAATGAACGACCGGTAATTTTGAAATCCGGTTTGTTTGATGATATGGGTTCTTATCATGCCGGGTTTATTCTTCGCAACGGAGATATTCTTGTGACACGCATAAAAGGTCACACAGTTATTGTTGTAAAAGGCGCAAGAAAATGCAAAACAAAGTATTATCCGAAGTATACCGGAAATTCCGGTTCAATCGTTGAAGCGTTAAAAGCGGTTGGGGAAGATGATGTATCGAAAGAACATCGTGCGGAAATCGCAAAAAAGAACGGATTTTCCAATTTTAAGTTTACGTCAGAGGAAAATTCAAAAATGCTTTCTCTTCTGAAAAAGGGAAAACTGAAAAAGTAATTCAAGGGCGGTAAGGGTCAAATCTTACCGTCTTTTTCTTATGTAGAAAGTTGGTGGATAAATGGAATTAGAGTCTCTTGAAATAAAAATCCAAGCACAGGCACAACAGGCAAGCGGCCAGATAGATGCGCTTGTGACAAGACTTGGGAGATTATCTTCCGCGCTTTCTGGACTTAGTACCGGAAATCTGAATAGTCTTTCCACAGGGGTAAACCGACTTGCAGGGGCAATGACGGCAATGCGTGGAATTGACACACGGACTTTTTCTGCAGTGGCAAGAAATGTGAGCAAATTAGGCTCTATCAACAGCAAGCAGATTAATGCTGCGGCTGGTTCTATGCGTCAGATTTCCAACGCGGTAAAAGGGATTTCTGGAATGTCAGCATCTGTTAAGGGTCTGACCGAACTTGCATCTGCAATCAAACAGCTTGGCTACCAAAGTTCCACCAAGGCGATTGAAAATATACCGAAACTTGCTACGGCAATGCGACAGCTTATGTCTGAACTGTCGAAAGCCCCTAGTGTAAGCCGGAATATTATCGACATGACAAATGCATTGGCAAAATTATCGCGTACCGGTGGAGCGGCAGGAACAGCGGCAAAAAGCATCACAAGCTCATTTAGTGGATTTAGTTCCGGTGCTTCTGCGGTTACTAAGAAGTCGTTCTCCCTTGCGTCTGCAATCGGAAAAGTGTATGCAACGTATTGGACTCTATTCCGAGGATTTAGGCTACTTGGAGATGCTATTGATATATCATCCTCACTGACAGAGGTTGAGAATGTTGTAAGACAGACATTCGGGCAGTATGAAAGCCTAATTAACAATTTCGCAAAAACATCAATTGAAAAATTTGGTATGTCCGAATTGTCCGCGAAACAGTTTGCAAGCCGTTTTCAAGCAATGGGAACTGCACTCGATATTCCGCAGGGGCAGATGGCGAAAATGTCTATCCGGTTGACAGAATTAGCCGGAGATATGGCTTCATTCTATGATGTGAGTCAAGAAGATATTGCCAAGAGTCTGCAATCTGTATTTTCCGGTACTACGGCACCTATGCGGCGTTATGGTATCGACTTGACGCAGGCAACGTTGAAAGAGTGGGCGTTAAAGCAAGGACTTGATGCAAACATTTCCTCGATGACGCAGGCTCAAAAAGCCATGTTGCGTTATCAGTATGTGCTTGCGCATACAACCAATATTACCGGAGATTTCGCACGTACAGCCGATACATGGCATAACCAAATAACCATGCTTAAAGAGAATTTCAAAGCACTTGGAGCGGTTGTTGGTGGTGGTTTAATCAATGCATTTAAGCCATTTATCAAGGTACTTAACGCAGTTCTGCAAAAGGTGATTTCCTTCGCAGAAATGGTAACAAATGCTTTAGGCTCTATTTTCGGATGGAAGTACGAAGCAAGCAAAGGGGCAGGAATCAGTGGTCTTGCTGATGATATTGGAAGTGCATCTGACGGCATGGACGATTTAAGTAATGCCGCAGGAAGTGCAGGGAAAAACACAGGTGGTATCGCAAAAAATGCCAAGAAGGCAAAAAAGGAAATTCAACAGGCAACTCGTGCATTTGATGAATTAAAGGTTATTTCGAAACAAAGTAAAGACAAGGGTTCCGGTTCTGGGAATAAAGGTTCTGGTTCTGGATCTGGTTCAGGTGCTGGTGGCGGCACCGGTGCTGATGGCGGTTTGGTTCAGACCGACACGATTTTTAAGAAATTCAAAAGCAACATCAAAGACCTTGAACAGTTGGGAGAGGCTATTTCCGGTGCGTTAATTAACGCAATGAAAAAAATTAAATGGGAAAAAGTGTATGCAAAAGCTGAAGGTTTTGGAAGGGGATTAGCCAAATTCCTTAACGGACTATTTAAAGGGCAAAAAGGAACAACGCTTTTCGGAGAAACCGGAAAACTGATTGCAAATTCATTAAACACGGTGCTTCATGGATTGGATTCGTTTGGCACTACATTTAATTGGAAACAATTTGGAAATTCAATCGCAGACGGAATTAACAAGTTTTTCCAAAACTTTGACTTTGCATTATTAGCTAAAACGCTTAATTCTTGGGCGCAAGGGGCGTTTGATGCAGTTACGACAGCATTAAGTAAAATTTCATGGAAGGATGTTTGGAACGGAGCAAAGGAGTTTTTAAGTAACTTAGATGTAAAGACGGTTGAAATTATAATCGGCGCGCTGACAATCAAAAAAATTCTTGGATTGCATCTTGCAAAAACAGCACTTGATATAATCGGAACTTCCATTTCGAAAGCAATAGCCGGTTCACTTGCATCAAGGCTTGGCGTTGAAATTGCGGCAAATGAGGGAATTTCAGCGGTATTGTCTACCGCTCTGTCAAAAAAAATAGGAGGGGCGTTTGCTACACTTGGGGCAACTGTTTCGGCTGGCGCAAAAGCCTTATTTGGCAGTGGAGCCGCAGAGAGCGCGCTTGCATTTATAAGCCCTGTTGCAAAAGCAATAACCGGAATAGGCTCCGTTGCGATTGGCGCATTTACTGCAATATCAAACTTTGTGACCATGTTAAAGAACGGATTCAGTTGGCTTAATGAAGCACTTATGCTTGTCGGAGTTACGATTACGGCAGTCGGAGCGGTTATTTTAGGGGTAGCGGCAGCACCTGCAGCGATTATCGCAGGAATAGTAGCTGCTGTTGCAACGGCAACTGTAGTAGTTAAGGATCATTGGAAAGAAATAAAAGGAATTTTCTCAAAAGCCGGAGATTGGTTTAATACTAATGTGATTAAGCCAATAAGCGGATTTTTTGAGGGATTATGGAAATCCGTTTCCGGTTTTTTCTCTTCTTTATGGAAAGATATATCAGGTGTATGGAAAACAGTTTCTGGATGGTTCAATACTAATGTTATAACTCCTATTGTTTCATTTTTCCAAGGATTTTCGAAAAGAGTTGGTCAAATCTTTCAAGGATTGTGGATCATTGTCAAGGCTGTATGGATTGTTGTTTCTGATTGGTTTAAATCAAAGGTAATAGAGCCAATAAAGAAGAATTTTGAATTATTGAAATCGGCAGTATCAACCGCATTTAAGGTTCTATGGACAACTGTGAAATCGGTATGGGCTGTGGTTTCCGGTTGGTTTAAGGAGCATGTTACAACACCTATTAAGAATGCTTTTAGTTCAGCAAAAGAATCTATTCAGAAAGCATTTAGCGCGGCAAAAACAGCGGTAACCGGGGCGTGGAACAGTGTTTCTAGTTGGTTTAAAGAACATGTAACCACCCCGATAAAAAATGCTTTCTCGAAGATGAAAGAAAGTGTAGCTGAAATATTCAGCAAATTATGGAATAGCGTGAAAAGTGGCGTTGCCGGGGCAATGAACACCGTAATTTCAAGAATTGAAACAGCAATAAATTCATTGATCGGTGGAGTGAATACCGTTTTGAAAGGGTTTAACAGTGTTGTTTCTGCGGCGGCTAAAGTAGCGAAGGTAAAGTGGAGCGGAGTCGATCTTGTGCCGAAAGTGAGCCTACCTAAAGTAAAGGCTTATGCAACGGGCGGTTTTATGGATAAATATAGCATAGCAACAGTTGGAGAAAATGGGCTTCCGGAAATTATGGGAACAGTCGGAGGTAAGCCAGCGGTCGCAGGAAGCCAAGAAATTACCGGAATCAAAGATGCCATCAATTCAACATCTGCGCAAGAGGTTTCCTTATTGCGACAGCAAAATCAGTTATTACAAGCTATTTTACAGAAAAATTTCGGAATTACTACAAACGACATAGGAAAAGCTGCAAGGGATTATGGGAGAGAACATTACAATCGAACCGGAGATAATGTATATGTTTTTTAGTGACTTCTATAATTGAACGTGATATAATTCTAAATAAATCATATCACAAGAAAGGAGTCATTATGAGAAGCACAAAAAAATTATTAGTAGCTATGGGGTTGGCGTTTGCCGTTTTGATTTCGGCTATGCCAATCCAAAATGCAGATGGGAAACAGATTGTTGCGCAGGCGGCAACTATCAAATTAAACAAGAAAGCAATTTCGCTTGATGTTGGGGAAACACAGAAATTGAAAGTTACCGGAACAAAAGCAAGAGTTAAATGGAGTTCAACCGAACCAAGCATTGCAAAGGTAGGTAAAAGCGGAATTGTTACAGCAGTATCATCCGGAACGGCAACGATCAAAGCTAAAGTCGGAAAGAAAGTGATTTCTTGCAAAGTAACCGTGAAAGAGAAAATCAACAGACTTGCATACGAAGATTCGAGTATTAGGGTTTACTTTACAGGGCTAAAAAAGGGAACATATCCGGACGAACTTATAGCTTGTTTGACAATTGAAAATATTACAGACAATAATATTACGGTTAATTCTGACACATCATCAGTAAATGATGTTATGGCAGAAGGGACGTTATATCAAGAACTTTCTCCACATAAGAAAGCTTATGCAACATGGTGGACAATGGATGATAACATTGTGAGTTTGCCAATAAAGAATATTGACAACATACAACTATCCCTAGTTGTCTGGAATGAGGGCTCGGAAGATTCCGACTACTACGTGACGGATTCTTTTGGGTTACTAAAATGAGTTAAAGGATTTTTGGGAGGAATTTGATTATGAAACAAAGTGGATGGGGAATTGCATCTTTAGTGTGCGGAATAGCAGGAATTTTGTTAGCATGTGTTGCGATAGGTGTAGTCCCTGCAATAATTGGTCTTGTATGTGCAATAATTGCACTTACGCAAAAAGGGAAAGGGCATGGAACTGCAATTGCAGGTCTGATTTGTTCAATAGTTGCGATAATTATTTTTATTTTTGCGTCACTTATATTTGACGGAAATGATTCAGACCAACCTAAAAAAGTATCATCAAATGAAGAAACGCAAATTCAAGACACGGAAAACCATTCGACAGAAACTGCAACGGAAGAAAAGGTTAATGAACCTTTTAAGGTTGGAGATACTGTTGAGACGGAAGATTTGAGGATTACGTTTTTGAAAGCCGAGCCGTACACAGAAGAATACGACGATCCAGCAAAAGGACATGAGTTTTACAAATTTGAGTTTGAATTTGTAAATATTTCAGATTCAGATCAATATGTTTCCTCTATGGATTTTAACTGTTATGCTGATGGCTATGATATGGAAAGCGCATATTCAAGCAAGGATAAAGATTTGGATGCAACATTATCAGCCGGAAAGAAAACAAAAGGTGTTGTATGCTTTGAAATCCCAAAGGATGCCAAAAATATTTCTCTTGAATATGAAACAAACTATTGGAACGAATCAAAGGTATGCTTTGAAGTTAAAAAGTAAATGATATTTAAGCCGTGGAAACACGGCTTATTTTAATTCCAAAATCAGATTGACACAAAATCAAAAATAGTCTATCCTTATTACTAAGGAAACAACCTTATCCGTGAAGAAGCGGATTACTTACTCGAACGCCATACTGTACGAAAGAGGAAACCAATGTGATTTCACAAGCGGTTTCCTCTTTTTATTATGATAAAAATGTATGGAGGTACAAATTACAGGAGAAGTCTTTCAAATATTGACGATTCTGTTAAGGGCGTGTCACAAAACGACACCCCTATAAATCTGAATGGGAATCAGTAGTAGCTTAAAATTTAATCAAATGGATAGCATCTACCAAACGGTAGGTGCTATTTTTATACCCATTTTTAGGAGGTAAACGATGGGATATGGCGGATATTTAGTAAAGTTTGGTAATTATACCATACCGAACAATTTAATAAAGCAGGACACGTTTAGTTCCTATGTAAACATGCAGGATAAAGACCCTTGGACGGATGAAAACGGATATGAGCATCGTGATGCCGTGGAACTGAAAGCCTTAAAGGTCGAGTTTGAAACCAAAGCCATGCTGACCGAAAAGCAGTTTGATGATTTTTGGAAGAATATTGAAAAGAACTATACCAAGGCAAAAGAGCGCGGTGGCTATATCACGGCATATGTGCCGGAAAAACGCGGATATGTGACACAGTACGGATATATCGCTGATATTCAGCCTACGTTCTATTCTGTGGCACATGGGAAGATTAAGTATGACGCAATCAAATTTTCGTTTGTAGGTGGTGTATATGATAAATAGCAGTTTGAAAGAAAAGTATTGGGATTCCGCGACAGATAAGCAGATGGTCATATCTGTTGTTGGAACGAACCAGAAAATAGACAATTCGATGCTTGAAATCGGTACGTTTTCGCTTGAAGAAAGTCTTTGTTCGGAGTCTGAATTAAAGTTTGGAGCGTGCGAAGCGAATTGCGTAAAATTCACAGCACGAAACACTGCAGGAAACATTATTGGAAAGACAATCTCTATTGAAGAAACGATTGACGGAGATAGCCAAAATCCGATGCCATACGGAGTTTTTAAGGTTGCATCCGATGTTCCTACGGCTGACCGTACAAAACGGCAGATTACGGCATATGACGCGATGTACGACATCATCAATGCAGATGTTAAGGCTTGGTATGCAGGACTTAGCTTTCCAATGACGCTTAAGCAGTTCCGCGATAGCTTCTTTGCACATCTTGGAATTGCGCAAGTTGAAACAAGCCTTGTCAATGATTCCATGACAGTCAATAAGACGATTGTAGCCACACAGACGGACGATTCAAGCGCAGTAACAGAAGAGTCCTCTATCAGCGGAAAAACGGTTGTGACGGCAATATGCGAGATTAACGGATGCTTTGGTAATATCAACCGAGAGGGCAAGTTTGAGTATGTCTTTCTGAAAGCAATCACAAGCGCACTTTATCCGGCAGAAGATTTATTTCCGTCTGACAATTTATTTCCGTCTGATGCAAACACGGAGTCCATGACCGGACACTATATCACGTTTGATTATGAGGACTTCCAAAGTAAGGCAATCACGCAGCTAGAAATCAAGACAAGCGAAGATAATGCCGGTGCTATTGTTGGAACTGCCGGGAACAACTATTCGATTACAGGAAACTTTCTTGTATCAGATAAGACCGGAGCGGAGCTGGAACAGATTGCAAATAACTTATTGACGATTATGGCACAGGCAGCATACACGCCGATCAAAAGTTGCACTTGTGTCGGAAATCCATGTCTGACACTTGGAGAACCCATCCGGTTCAACACCACGAGAGAAATCGTTGAAACGTATCTTTTGCAACGCACCCTAACCGGAGTGCAAAGCAAGAGAGATTCAATATCGGCACAGGGCACGCAGACGCACTCTGCAAAGGTTAACTCTATCAGAGACACGATTGAAAGCGTACAAAGACGAACCGGAAAGTTAGAGAGGAACGCAGACCATCTTCAATCCACATACGAGGATTTAGAGGAACAGACAAATACCAAGTTTGAGCAGACCGCAAAAAGCATTTCCGCAGAAGTCAATCGTGCACAAAAGGCGGAAGGGCAATTAGACGCATCATTGGAATTGAAGTTAGGCAGAGACGAGAACGACCAAGTTATTTCGATGATTAATGCCAGTGCCGACCAAATTGTGCTACGAGGAAACAGATTGATTGTAGAATGTAACAACTTTGAACTGGACGGTAGCGGACGAGTACATATAATAGAATCTCTGCTTTTTGACAGTGGTGAGGTATCTGGGGTAGAAATATTAGGGCATGACGGAAGAAATAATGCGTTATTGCAGAATGTTAAGTTGGACTTATTATCTGTTACTGACGCAAACGGGGAAAACTTGGCGACAGAAAGTTATGTTGACAATTCGCTGAGCGACTACGCAACCAAAAGCGAATTGCCAAGTGGGTATTTTACAGACGTAGACTATACACTTAATGATAAGTCTACAACCAAGTATTCGCCCAGACACTTTAATAAATTGTCTAATTTTGGTTCGAGGGAAAGCACCTTGGATATCGAGGGTCTTTTGATTTCTATTCCGAGCTCCGATAAAAGGCTGAAAAATAATATACAATCATTAAGGGATATTAAAAGCGTTTATATGGCAATGCGCCCAGTTGAGTATACGTGGAAATCCGGATACATCACGCAGCACACAGGCTTACAGTTTGGTTTAATTGCGCAGGATTTAGAGAAGATTTTGCAGGATGCCGGATTGTCCGATAGCGGACTTGTACTAAAAGAAGATGCCGAAGAGGATGAAAAAGCAATTCACGGAGATTCAAAGACATGGAAAATTGACAAGGAAAATCTCCATGCAATGCACATACAGATGATCCAGATGCAACAGAAAGAAATCGAACTTTTGAAGCAGAAAAATGAAGAATTGGAGCGCAGACTATCCGTGTTAGAAAGGAGTGTGAGCCATGCAGAAAATATATAGTCGTATCAACTGGGAGAATTTTCCAAGTGAAAAAACAGCGGTAAATGAATCCAATCTTAATAAGATGGACTTGGCGATTGACAATCTGGATGATCGTGTGGTTGCTATGGATGCGTCTAAAGTTGATTTGACCAAAGCCAACGAACTTGTAAAGGAAATCCTTTGGGATGAATCCAACGGTACGCTGACAGTCGTTAAGATGAATGGTTCCAAGGCGGTAATTGATACTAAATTGGAAAAGTTGGCGGTAAACTTCAAGTACAATCCGCAGACACAACAGTTGGTAATCACGCTTGACGATGGCACGGTGCAGAACGTGGATTTATCCACATTGATTACAGAATATGAGTTTTTGGACTCCGACACTATCGCTTTTGAACTTACATCTGACGGAAAAGTCAAGGCAATAGTGAAAGAGGGAAGTATCCAAGAAAAGCATCTGCGCCCGGATTATCTTGCAGATATTAAAGTGGAATCTGCCAAGGCTGTAGCATCTGCCAAAAGTGCAGGAACGTCCGAAACCAACGCGGCAAAATCTGCCACAGACGCAAAGGACAGCGCAGACCGGGTACAGGGAATCGAAGACGAGATTAACAAGAAACTCACAATGACAGAATTTGATGTGAATGAGGATGGGGAGTTGATTTACACGGACAATGCGGCATATAACTTTACCGTTGATAATAACGGAAATTTGAATTGGGAGGTGGCTTAATATGGCAGTGGCAGGTAGAGTAGCAATCGTGCCTAAAGGCGAGTGGAGCGCAGATGCTACATATAAGAGATTGGATGCAGTGACTTATAACAATACGCTTTATTTTGCAAAAAAGGAAGTTCCGGCAGGAACGGCAACGAGCAATACGGAATACTGGTCTAAGTCTATCGTGGGCGGTGCTAGTGCGATTGCAACAACAGAGGATGCCGGAGTTGTAAAGCCGGACGGAAAGAGCATGAGCGTAGATGAGAGTGGAACGCTTAGCATTAACTTGGATGGCACCACAATTACATTGGACGAAGCGAAAAACGTCATAAAGTTGGCAGATGCATTAAAGGATAAAATCGGAAGTGCGCTGCAACCAGAAAGTATCGTAAATAACCAGGTAACAACAGAAACCGGGTATGCGCTAGACGCTAGACAAGCTAATCCGAATCTGGATGGTACGCTTGCAAAGCAGATAAGTGATTTAAACGGCAGTTTAAATAATATTGTGTTTAAAGATGTAAGCGATAAATTAGATACAGACCATGTAACTGGAGCGATGTCAGCTGTTAATATTGGTAAAATAGTTATGGTATATTTTGATATTGTACCAAAAGCTGTTAGCGACAATACAACAATCCTACCAACTGGAACTATACCAAATGCATATGTATACGCATACCACTCTATAAACGCATGGGGACAGTCTGCAATACCGGATTCTCTAATGGCTGTAAGAGATGATGGTTCTCTTGCTTTCTGGTCTGGAAAAGATTCAATAGGAACTAGAATTTTTGATTCTTTTATCTATTTTTCTAGGTAGTCGTCATTGCACTTTTCTAAAGCCTTAGCGCCCACAATTCGTAAGTAATATTTATCGCAGCACTTGCATAGCAGAAAAAATGAAGCTCAACAGGATTATTTGCCCGTGCTACGAAAGCATTACTTACAGATCTTGTGCATTCTGCATCTGTTATTAAAATAATAGGAACATTGACGTTCTTTTCAAAAAATGGAAATGTATATTCTTTTGTGTCTATAGAAGTGTCAAGATAAACATTATTTTTGCAAACTGTACTAGCCTTAAAACCTAATATATATTTTCCCGGTTGAAGAGTTATAGTTTTGTCACTTGCTACCCAGCTATTTATAGCAGATATAGCTAATGTATTTATACCAGACCATATTATATCGCGGTTATTATTCAAACTGCCGTTTAAGAAAATATATCGAACAAACATTCGAGCGTAACCTATAAACCATTTTTTATCATAGAAAGGAAAAATAATATGGATAAAATTATTTTAAAAGATCAGACCAGCTTTGAAATTGCTGATGGTGCTAGTCTCGGAAACATTAAGATCAAGGCTGAGAACTTCGATGCCATTAAGACTATCACAGATGCTTTCATAGAGAACAACCTGAAGGAAGTTACATTCGTGCACAATGATGCGGTATCAGGAAAGTATACCGATCTGAAACCAGACGGGTTTACTTATACCAAGAATATCGGAGAGGACGGGAAAGAAGACGGTACATATACCGTAACGGTCAGCTTGAGGACTAAGACAGAGATGGAGAAAGCAATCGATGAGTTGAAAGCCGGACATGAGGCAAATGCAGAAGCAATCCAAGAACTGGCAAACATTGCCGCAGAAAGCGAGGTGTAGGATATGGTTAAATTTTATGTAAGACGTATTCTGGTAGATAAGAAAATGACGATTGATGAAGTGCCGATGCGTTGGCGCGCAAAAGTGCAAGAAGAGATTGAGAAACAGCTTTCCGCTTCTCTGCAATGACATTTTCTGTCGAAACTTGCGACCGAAAAATGTTGAAATCATGCATATTACAGTGATACTATGGACTTGTCCGAAAGGACACTTCAAGTTCTGGCATGGGTGGGGCTTGGCATGGCTCCGCCCATAATTGGGGATTGACTATGCCGAACATACGTTCTATAATGGGGTATAAGGATTGGGGGTTTTGTTATGGACTTTAAAAAGATGATAATCGAATTACTTGATAAAATCGATGATTCAAAGATTTTGCGTTATATCTACATAATAATTTCTGACATTGTAAAGGAGATTGAGAAATGAAAAATTCAAAACTTGAAATCAGGTCAATTGATGAAGATAGCATTTATTGCGAAGTTTTGATTGACGGTCATGTCGTGCATGGAGTGCGCAGTATACGATTTGAAAAGAAAGCGCAATCCATGCCTGTTGTTCACCTTGATTTTAATTGCATCAATATGTCAATAGACTCTCCGTTTGTTACAAGATTAGAAGGAAATGACGGAGAGGGCGAGATTGAGATTAAATTTAAGAATCAAGACCACGCCATATAGGGCAATCGTTTCTTTCGCAATGATACGTTGTGTCGCTATAACCACAACGTATCTTGCCTTTTGCGTATACAGTTCCTTCGTTGCTATTGTATGGAACTTGTTCAACTTCTATTGTAACATTTTTATTAACCAATTCACAAAATCCATATTCTTTTCTAAACATAACTATTCCTCACTCAATAAATCAATCAATTCAAAAACGTGCTTTTTCTTCTTATCTGAAAGGGCAAGTATCTTTTTAATGGCGTTTTCCAAGTCCGCATCGTTCCTTATTTTAGATATAAGATGAGCCGATTCATCCGAAAATTCAGAGCTTTCTTCGCCTGTCGTAAGGTATTCCATTGGTAAATTTAAGTATTGAGAAATCTTTTTCAGCCTATCATTTGGGATAGAGCCTTTTTTAAGTCCTGCTATATATGCATTTCCAAATCCACATTCTTTTTCTAACTTTGATATTGCAATTCCACGTTCACTACATATCTTTCTTACTCGTTCAACCGTATTCATATAATATCCTCCAATTTTTTAGATAAAACCCTAAAATTAGGGTTGACAAATTAGAGAACAGTCTATATAATAGGCTTATGATTTAGAGGAAAGCCTAAATAAAAGATGTTCTCTGATAATTTTCTTAGCAGTTATTATTTTAGAATATTCTCTAATAAAAGTCAAGCTATTACTCTAAATATAAAATTTTATGAGTAAGGAGGTATGTAATTTGCTTTACGACAAAATCAAGCAACTTTGCAACGAAAAGGGTACAAACATTATGAGAGTCGAGAAAGAAGCAGGACTTAGCAATGCTACAATCCGCAAATGGAACGAATCTTGCCCTAGTGCAGAAAACCTTAACGCCGTTGCAAAGGTTTTAAATGTAACTGTTGATTCTCTTCTTAATTAGAAAGGGGCGAGAGATTGAAAGAGATTAAATCAGCAAATGACATAATTGTTGTTCCGGTTTCTTATTTTAATGGAATGGAAAAGGAATTGCAGAAGATTTTAAACAAAGTGGATATTCACGATATGGACGTCATGGAACAGGTTCTTCATATGCGGAAATGGCTGAAAACCAAAACCGTATATGAAGAAACAAAGAGATTATATCCTAATCTCCGTTTGGAAAATATTCATTTGCTTTTACCACAAGAAGAAGAGAGTTCTTGTGAGTGTACTGATAAAACAAACAGTGAATAGATTCTGCTGTTGTGTCGCATAGCGGATTGCCAAACGTTTCAGGAACATTTAGTTCCCAACAGAAATTATTTATATTTGCGAACGTTATTTCATTTTCGGCTAATATCTTTGCCATCTTTTCTCGGTCGCAGGATATTGTAGAAAAATCGCAAAACAAAAAGTATTTCAAATTGCATCGCCTCCCTTATTTGATGATAAGGGAATTATACCACAGAAAGGAGAGTTATGAGCGTATTACGGATTTTCAATAATGAAGAGTTTGGAGAGATTCGGACAATTACAAAAGATGATGAACCTTGGTTTGTTGCAAGTGACATATGCAGGTCGTTAGATTTGTCAAACCCAACAATGGCTATGCAAAGAATTGACGATGATGAAAAGGCTAAATTCAATTTAGGGTTATCTGGTGGAGAGACAAACTGTGTAAACGAATACGGTCTTTACTCATTGGTACTTGCAAGCAGAAAAAGAGAAGCCAAGGATTTCAAAAGGTGGATTACGCATGAAGTCCTTCCGTCAATCAGAAAGAATGGCGGCTACATAGCAGGTCAGGAAACCTTGTCTGATGAAGAGTTGCTTTCCAAGGCTCTTATGGTGGCACAACGAAAGATTCACGAAAAGAACAACATTATTGCCATGCAGGACTCGCGTATACAAGGGATGATACCTAAAGAGATTTTCGCTGATGCGGTATCAGCGAGCCATACATCAATTCTTATAGGAGATTTAGCAAAGCTTATTTGTCAGAACGGTGTGCAGATAGGACAGAAGCGGTTGTTTGAGTGGTTACGAGAGAATAACTTCCTTATTAAAAGCGGCAATTCTAGGAATATGCCAAAACAGAGATATGTTGAACAGGGATTGTTTGAGGTTAAGGAAAGCAACATTCAGAATCCGGACGGTTCCGTAAGAATCACAAAGACAACGAAAGTTACCGGAAAAGGACAGGTTTACTTTGTAAACAAGTTTCTGAAAGGAGCATGAATGAAAAAAGTAATCCAATTCATAATAGGTGCGGTTGCAATGGAGTATTCCTTAGTTGCCGCGTGCTATATGGATAGTGAGGGCACAGTCGGGAATATGTCGGCTATTAAATTCGTAGTAGGGGCAGTAATTGCTGCAATCATGTATTACTGGTCGGAAGTAGACAGGAAGAGAGCCGAACTTGACAAGCGAATCAAGAGAAAACGCAGAATGAGAGAGGATGAATGGTAGGCGTTGTGTATATAAGTGGTACGAGATGTTCCACGAAAGAAAAGCGTATGCTTGCTGAACTTTTGGCAGGGAAACGAAAGAAACAGAATGATAAAGATAATTTTGAAAAGGTTCTTGACAGAGAAATGGAAAGGAGAAGCAATGGAGAACAAAATAACACTGATCGGTGATGTTGTATCAGCACCAAGGGAAAGCCATACAACATCAAGCGGTAAGAAATTTTATAAATTTTTCATCGGAGTTGAAAGAAGAAGCGGTGTTGCAGATATACTTCCGGTACTGTTTGATGAAGAAATCAGCGATACAGGAATCAGCGGAACAGTATGTGTCAAGGGGAAGATGATTACCCGGCACGTAAAAACAGGATCCGGAAAAGCCATTCTTACATATGTTATGGCTGATACAATCACAAAACCAGAGGATGATAGCCCTTTGAATGAAGTAAGTCTTGATGGAATTATCGAGGAAAAGCAACTTAGAGAAACACCACTTGGCCGTAAAATCTGTGATGTGAAACTCAAAACTTTAAGAGAGAATGGAAAAGAGGATTTGGTCACTTGTATCGCATGGGGAAAGTGCGCAGAATATACGGACTCACTTGCTTTAGGCGATAGGGTAAGCACATACGGAAGATTGCAGAGTCGGAGATACAAGAAAACGTGTAAAGATGGTCGAGTTGTGGAAAAAGTTACATATGAGTTGTCAATAAAAGGAATCGCGTGGGTGTAACATGGGAAAGAAAAAATATGTTTATGTTCCAAAAGACGAGTATGAAGAACTGATTGAGTGCAAGTTACATATCAACATGTTACACAGATACATTACAAAAGAACATGAGATTAACATCAAATTGCACGGATGCAAACAGGGCACAGCAGGTATGCTGACAATCGAAAATTTGAGCGGATATATGGAGAACGAAAAGCATTTCGATAGGCTGAAAAGAGAATTTAAAGAAAGGGTGAGACAAAAATGCGAATGATTTTAAAATCGTTACATGGGGAGAACTTCAAGGGCATTAAGAGCATTGACATTAAATTTGGGGAGAAAAAGACAAAGATTAGCGGACAGAATGCGTCCGGAAAGACCACGATTTTTGACATATTTTCATGGTTGCTTTTTAACAAGAACAGTGCCGGAGAGGAAAAATTCAATGTTCGTCCATTAGATAAGGACGGAAAGCGCATAGATAACGTGGAAATCAAGGTTGTAGCAGTTTTGGACGTAGATGGTAAGGAAGTAGAGCTTTCCAAGGTTCAGAAGCAGAATTGGGTTAAGAAGCGCGGTACCGACACCGTTACTTTGCAAGGAAATATCAATTCATTTGAGATTGACGGTTATCCGAAGAGTGAAGCTGAATTTAAGTCTTATATTTCCGGTTTGGCGCAGAGCGAGGAAATGTTTAAGATGCTGACAAATCCGCAGTATTTTTCTTCTCTGAAATGGAAAGAACAGAGAGACATTCTTATGAAACTTATTGCCGATTTTTCTGATGTGGAGCTGGCAAAGTCAGATGCCAAGTATGCACCGCTGATTGGAGAATTGGAGAAAGCACCGTCAACGGATGATATTCGTGCCAAGTTTTCCAAGGCATTATCTGAATGGAAGAAGAAGCAGGCTGAAATTCCGGTGCGCATTGATGAAGCCGAGAAATCCAAGGTTGATGTAGATGTGGCAGAGCAGGAGTTATTAAAAGCCGATTTAGAGAGAAAGATTGAAGCACTTGAAGATTTAATTGGGAAATCTGATGTGCGGATTGATGAAATGCGCAACGAAGAAATGCATTGTCAGTTTGAAATGTCAGCTATTGCGCAGACCATGAATAATGAACTTTCAAGCAAGAAGCGTGAGATTGAAAAACATAAATACGAACATGAGGAAAAGTTGGAAGATATTCGATTTTCTATCGAAAATGCGCAGAACTCTGTTGATAGCAATAAAAGAACAATTTCTGAACAGACTCTTAAGAAAGCTGACCTTGCGAAAAAGTACAAAGAAGAAAAGGAAAAGAAATTTGATGATTCCAAGTGGGTATTTGACGAATCCACAACGGTTTGTTCGTTATGCGGACAAAGATTGCCGGAAGATAAAATAGAGTCTTTAAGAGCCGATTTTTCGCAGAGAAAGGCAGATGCAATCGAGATATTTAATGAAGAACACGCGAAAACACTTGCCATGATTGTTGATGATGGAAATGCGTGTGCTGAAATGATCAAGAATCTGACCAAGAATAGCAAGGAATTAGAAAACACAATTAACACCTTGAAACTGAACGAAGCGGAAGAAATTGACATTATCAAGGGATTTGATGAACAGATTTCTAAGATTCCGGATTACGCTGATTATATGCAGAACGCGGAATATGTCAAGTTAAAGGCTAAACGGGATGAATTGCGTGCTGGTATTGCGGAGTTAGAATCCAAGGGTACAGATAAGGTGGCTGATTACGCAAAAGCTGATAAAGCAAAATTAAAGAGCCAGCTTGATGAAGTAAATAAGATTATCGCACAGGCGGCTAACAATGTGGCGATTGATGATCGTATCGAAACGCTTCGTGACGAGCAGAAAGAAATCGGGCAGAAAGTTGCCGACCAGGAACAGATGCTTTACCTCTTGGAAGAGTTCATTCGTTTCAAACTGGATAAGGTTTCTGAATCTATCAATAGCCATTTCAAGACAGTAAATTTCAAACTCTTTGAAATGCAGTTAAATGGCGGCATGAAAGATTGCTGTGAGTGTACTGTAAATGGCGTTCCGTACTCGACTTTGAACAGTGGTCACAGAATCGTAGCCGGACTCGATATTATCCGCTCATTGAGCGAGTTATACGGCGTGAGCGTGCCTATTTTTGTTGATAATGCGGAATCGCTGAATGAGTTTAATATGCCGGATATGGATACACAGTTAATTCTTCTGACAGTATCAGAGGACAAGCAGTTGAAAGTGGAGGGTGTGTAGAATGTCAAGAGTAGGTACAAAAAACAACATCACACAGCCGGATGCACGGTGTATGTCGTGCAAGCGTTGGAAGAGTGCAAGTAAAGGGTTCTGGGGAAGAGACGGACATTGTTCTCTTCCGTATTGCGAAAAAGACGCGAGGAATAAAGGAAAGAGAGGGTTTAGAAGATGAAACAGCAGATTACCGAGGAAATGAAAATTCATGATGGGTGGTACAAAGAAGCGAAAAAACAGACCGTGGAAACACTTCCGGAATTTGTAAGGCATTTAACAGAAGATTATTCGCATGATTATGGAACTATTTGCCACGCAGTTGCGGCAGCAGGAATAGCAGCCATGTGCGCGGTTGACAATTCTCCGGCAGGTGGAATTACCGGATTTCAAGCTGGATGCATTATGTGGCAGGTTATTAGAGAATGGAACTTTCAGAACAATAAGACAGGGTTGAAAATTATTGATTATGACAAACTTCTTTATCCGCAGTATAAAGCTTCTTTTATATCTATAAGCAGTAAAATTTGGGAATCTGTCAAGAAAGAAGCTCAAAACAAAATTAACCAGAATAACGATGAAGTGGAAAAATGGAAGGTTGCTCATGATAAATGGGTTATTGATATGGAGAAGTTTAAAGTAGACGTTGTGGAATGGCAGAAACAGCATCAGGAATACCCGACATATGAGGACAATCCAAAATTCTATGAGCATATTGGCTTTGGAACCGAGAAGGAATGGGATGAGGAAAATAAGAAACAGGAGAGCGGATTTATGTTTGCTCCAACGGAACCATGCAATCCAAGTGCTAGTCCAAATGTTATTACACATTGGCAATCTATTGTTAATGGAAACGTTCCATTTGGTTTGAAAATTGAGGAGGGATGATAAATGCAGTATATCAAAGCGAAATTTCCTAACAGCACCAGAAGCTATGTGTATCGCACCGAGGATTCCGTAAAAGCTGGTGACACGGTTGTAAATGCCAAGGGCGCAAAGCTGACCGTTACGGATGAAACCGTGGATATGAAGTGGGTGGATACCTACGGTGCTGATAAGATGGCAGTTGTGAAAAAGTATGAAGAAAGCGAGGGATGTGCATGAAACTGATCAGCAATGCAAAGTTTGGAGAACCGGTGGAAAGTGGAACGATTTTCAGAACTCAAGGCCACGGAATCGACATTTGCATACATAAAATTTGCGGTTGCGGAGATACGTGGTATCTTAATTGCAACGAATTGGGAATTGATAATCTACAGCTCAAAAGCGAAAATCTTTTCCGGTGTGTGGATGAAGCAAAGGAAATTCTCAAGCAGAAATTAGAACTGTTAAATGGGCGGTTCAATAATTTTTATGAAGATAACGATGTTAAGATGTTAAGACATTAAGAAAGTGAGGAATAATTATGGCAGAAAATACAGAATTAGTAAAGGCAGAAGAAAAGACAGAGGTTGCAACACACAATAACAAGGTTACCGATTACAGCCTTGGAATTTTCGGAACATCCGACAATTTCATTATGGCTATGCAGATGGCAAAAGCGTTAGCCGAGTCAACAATAGTTCCGCAGACGTATCAGAAAAATCCATCTAACTGTTTGATCGCCATTGAGCAGGCGCAGAGAATGCACATCAGCCCACTTATGGTTATGCAGAACCTTTTTCTGATACAAAGCAAGCCAAGCTGGAGCAGTAAGTTTTTGATCGCGTCTATCAATGCCAGCAACAAATTCGACATGGAGTTGCAGTACGACGAAACCAAGGACAAAAACGGAAAACCTTATTCTTGCACTGCGTGGACTATGAAAAATGGTCGAAGAATTGAGGGCATGGAAGTTAATATGCAGATGGCAGATGATGAAGGTTGGACGAAGAAGAACGGTAGCAAGTGGAAAACAATGCCGCAGTTAATGCTTCGTTATAGAGCAGCATCATTCTTCTCTAGCCTTAATTGTCCGGAGCTGACAATGGGACTTTATACCAAGGAAGAAATCGAGGATGGCGATTTCAAGGAATATCCGATGGAAGATTTGCAAGAGCAAGTCAAGCGTGATATTACGGAGAACGCCAACAGTGAGCCATTTGTTACGGCGGAACCTTGTTCAACCGAAAGTGCAGCAGTCGAGCCAGAGAAGGCAGCCGGAGAAGTTGCTGAGAATGACGAGAACGTACCGGACTTTATGAAAGATTAGGAGGTTGCCATGAGAGTTATATCACAGGACGGAGCGCTTGATATGCCATACGAAGAGGTGATTATTCAGAGATTCAAGTTAAAGATTTATTTCCTGAACAAAAACTTAACAGGTGTTGAGTCGCTTAATGATGACATGCAAATTGCTGAATATTCCACCGAAGAAAAAACAAAGAAAGCTATGAAAATGCTTAGAATTGCGTATGAAAATAATGTGTTTTATCATTGCACAGCTGGTTCAAAGTGTTTTGAAGAAGTACGGAGTATTTTGAGCGAGGAACAATTTCAGAAAGCTACAACAGAATATTTTCAGTTTCCGGCAGAGGAAGAATTGGAGTAGCCTATGGAAGTTATATCAGTCTTAGAATCCGTGCAGAAAGGTATGGAAGATAACATTTACAATTTCTGCAAAGATGGAAAATGTAGCCAATGCGGGAATTGTTGCAGTAACTTGCTTCCTATGAGCCAAAAGGAAATTGATGTTATTCGCCGGTATATACGCAAGAAGCATATCAAAGAGTGTCGGCATATCGCGCCGGCAACGGTATCCTATGACATGACTTGCCCGTTTCTTGATACAGGAAAAAGTTGCGAAAAGTGCCGCATTTATCCGGTTCGACCGGAAATATGCAAGCAGTTCATTTGCGATAATGAGCAGAGGGCAAAGCGCAATCGGGCATTGTTGGGGCAGACGAGACAGATTGTTGATGTAAGAGAAGAATTTTTCGGAAAGTGAGGCGGTCTATTGGTTGAAAAATGGAAATGGGTAAAGGGCTTTGAGGGTGTATATCAAGTATCAAACCTTGGAAGATTGAAGAGTTTCAAAAAATATTCTGACGGTTATATTCTTTCTGAAAAGAACGAAAGTGGAGGATACCTGAGTGTTGTCCTTTATGATTCAATTCAGAAAAAGCGACGTTGTACTAGAATTCATGTGTTGGTGGCAGAGTCTTTTATCGGAGAAATTCCTAAAGGTTACCATGTTCATCACATTGACGACAACAAGCAGAATAATGTAGTTACCAACCTTGAAATTATACATCCAAAGAACCACCGAATAGAAACGCATAGACAACATCCACAAATCAGTACAGGAATGATAAATTACAATAAGTTTGAAAGGCCTAAACATATTTTACAGTATGATTCAGATGGACATTTTATTGCTGAATATGCAAATGGACAAATTGCAAGCGAACTTACAGGAATTTGTCAAAGAAATATCTTGCAGGTGGCAAACGGAGAAGAATACAAGCCGGGGAAGATAAGAAAACAAGCCGGTGGGTATATTTGGAAACTAAAGGAAAGTGAGGTGGTTTAATGTTCATGAGATGTTGCGGATCAGGATCATCGGGTAACTCATATGCTTTAATTGCAGATAACGGAGAAATCCTTGCTATTGAAGCCGGATGCAAATTTCTTGATTTCAAGAAGATGATCGATTGGAAAATCTCTGATGTGGCTGGATGCATTGTTTCTCACGAACATGGTTGAGCGATCATGCGTATTACATAAAAGACTTTATGAGGTCTGGCATTCCGGTTTATACGGCATTTGAAACACAGACCGCACTTGAAGTCATTACCGGAGAGCGTACGACAGCCATCTCGCCTAACAAATCGTGTCAAATCGGCAGTTTTACAGTAACCCCATTCAATGTGCCACATGACACGGAAATTGAGTGCTACGGCTATTTAATCAAGCATGAGGAAATGGGGCATTTGTTGTTCTTGACCGACTTGGAATACTGCAAGTACAATTTCTCGAAGCTGAACATTGAGCATATCATGGTTGAAGCCAATTACAGTATGGACTTGGTAGACCGGAATGAGCCAAATTATGAACACCGTTTGCGAGGTCACATGAGCCTTGATACGGCACTTAAATTTATTCAGACGAACGACAACCCAGCTTTACGAAATGTCGTTTTAATACACTTATCGGACACAAGCGGAGATCCCGCGTTATTCCTACAACGAACGAAAGAAGCAATTGAATATGGAGCAAATGTTTATATTGCAGAAAAAGGGTTAGAGGTTGATATGAACCTTTGTCCGTTCTGAAAGGAGAAAAATGGAAAAAGGAACAAAGCGCAGAGTTATTAGTGATGATTATGGTTTTTTTTAACCGGGAGAAATCGTTGTTGTATTAGAAACCAATACTGTGCCATATTGCGCAAAAGAATCGGCATATTCTCCGGAAAAAGCACTTATCAGTTATAAATTAAGCGAGTACAACGCTTTAAGAGAGTGCGAACTTGAAGTAATTGAGGAATAAATAGGTTGAAACACCTTGGCGAAAGACTAAAAGAAACTATCTTGTTTGGCGAATAGTTATCACAAACTTTATTGAAAGCCATGTTTTGGCGGTGCGTTTACCGTGCCGCCCTTACAAAAGATTGGAGGTAAAAATTGAAATTATGTGAATACTGTATGGCTGAATTTGAGCCGAAACGACCAGATCAAAAATACTGCAGACCAAAATGTGCAAAAAGATACGCACAGTTTAAGAATTTTAAAAAGGCTGGAAGAATTGTGTATACAAGAATATGCCCGAAATGTGGCAGGCTGTTTATGACGATAGATGAACGCAAAGTTGATTGCCAAGACTGCATCGGCAATGAAGTTAAAGAACGATTGAGAAAGCCAAAGAAAAAGGATGATGCAATCAAGGCTGTGAATCACATGGCGCGCGCTTCCGGTATGAGCTACGGAAAGTTTGTGGCTCAAATGAGCATGAAGCCATTGGAGAGGAAGTGATTGGATGCCGAATGTAAATTATAAGCAGCTATATGCAATAAAAAAGAACAACGAGAAACGGATATTAAGCATTTGTCCGGAAATGAAAAATCAGAGCGGAATTTATTTCTACACGAGGACTGATGAAAACGGTATATCTTACTTTTATATTGGACAGAGCGTTGACTGCTTAGAGAGAAATATTTCACATTTATCCGGTTTTCAGCACATAGATCTTTCGATTAAAAAAAGAGGATTTTATAGTGAAGAAAATCCGTATGGGTGGAAATTGAATTTTATCCATTATCCGAGAGAGAAACTTGATGAAATGGAACAATATTGGATTTTGGAATATACAAAGAAAGGTTATCAATGCCGTTACAACAAAACGGCTGGCGGTCAAGGTACAGGAAAAGAAAAGATAAACGAATTTAAACCTGCAAAAGGCTACAGAGACGGTCTTAAACAAGGAAGAATCAACCTTGCAAGGGAATTATCTCATATTGCTGGAAAGCACCTTGAAATCCGCTTAAAGCCGGAGAAACAGGGTAACAAAGTTTCTGAAAAACAGTATGAGAAGTTTATGGCTTTGATTTCTGAAAATACATATGAGGAGAGTGATTAAATGGCAGAAGTCAAGTGGATTAAAATCACGACAGATGTTTTTGATGATGAAAAGATTCTGCTGATTGAGAGTATGCCGAGTGCGGATAGCATCATTACGATTTGGTTCAAACTTCTCATTCTTGCAGGGAAACAGAATAACAACGGTGTGTTTATGATGAGCAACAAGTTGCCGTTCACGGATGAAATGCTTGCCACCATTTTTCGCAGAGATTTGAACACGGTAAGACTTGCACTTAAAACCTTTGAAGAATTTGGAATGATTGAAGTTGTTGACAACGTGATAACGATTCCTAATTGGAATAAGCATCAAACACTTGACGCTTATGAGAAGAAAAAAGAACGTGACAGGCTATATCAGCAGAACCGTAGAAAGAAGCAGAAGAACCTAATTGAGCAAAAATCGCTCGATAAATCGTCTGACGTCGCTGTTTCAGATAAAGAAGAAGAAAAAGAAGAAGATAAAGAGAAAGAAAATATAAAAGAAAATTCGTTGTCGCCCGATTCCGGAGATTTGTTTGATTTTGACGATGCTTGGAAAAAGACTTTTGATATATACCCCAAGAAAACAGCGTACAGTACCTCTAAAACGGCTTGGATGGATAAAGTGTTAGAAGTTATCGAAGATAACCAACCGGACATTGCACGGCTGTTATACAAAGCCACAGAAGCATATTTGAGTGACTATCAAGAAAAGAATCCAGACGATACGGATTTTCGGTACATTCCAAAATATGTTGATTGGCTGAAAAATGATTGCGATTATTGGTTACAGATTGCGGAGAAACGAGGTGATTGCAGTTGACAGAAGCAGAGTTCGGAGTGATCGGGTGCGTACTGATTGACAATGATGTGCTAAATAGCATCTGGCGAACACTGAAACCGGAAATGTTTAGTTCGGATTTTGCGCAGGACACATACAAAGAAATGCTTGCCATGTATGACCGGAATGAAAGCATTGACCCAATGTCGTTATCAATGGCACTTGAAAATCACAAATACACACAGGAGCAGATTAGCGAATTGATGAAATCCTGTATTTCGGGAACAATCACTTCAACTATGGTTAAAAGTTATACTGATGCAGTTGTGAAAGAGTATAAGTCACGCATGGTTAAAGATATGTTTCAAAGGGCAAGCCTTAAACCATGCGATATTAACGATACGATCGCGGATTTACTGACAAGACTTGAACATCTGGAAGAGGGGAAAGAGGTAAGGCTAAAACCAATGAAGCAGATTGCAGCTGAGAATAAAGACAAATATTTCAACGAAAGTGTTGGAGAGGGTGGTATAAAAATCGGGTTATCGCAACTTGATGATGCACTTGGAGATCTTGAACGCGGTGACGTAACAGTAATTGCCGCAAGACCGGCAGTTGGAAAATCCGCACTCACAACGCAGATTATTGGGAATATGGCAAAAAAAGGACTTAAAGTCGCATATTTCAACTTGGAGATGATCGATAAACAGGTGTATGAGCGATTTATTTCAAGACTTGCGGAAATCAGCTTAACGAGGATCAGAAGGGCAAAAGCGTTTCTTGGTGATGAACAGGAAAAATTTAACCAAGCAAATGAAGAAATGAGTAATTATCAATTATGGGTTGCGTCCGGCACTGTATCTCCGAGAGAAATAAAGTCAGAATGCAGACACCAAAGCTTTGATGTTATCGTTGTTGACTATCTGCAATTGCTTATGCCGGATAACAGATATTCCGGAAGAAATGAAGAAGTAGCATCAATTTCAAGAGGTTTAAAATCGGTTGCAAGAGATTTGAATACGCACGTAATAGCACTTTCGCAGATAACTCGTGCTTCCGAAAGCAGAGATACAAAAGAGCCTACCATGGCAGAGCTGAGGGAATCCGGGGCAATCGAACAGGATGCGTCAAACATAATTATGCTGTGGAATCTGTCAGACAATGACAAGGGAGCCAAGGGCGCAAAAATCGAAAAGAACAGACAGGGAATGACAATGCGTGAAGCAATGGAGTTTGATGGAGATCACATGAAGTTTGTTGAAATCGAAAGACCGTTTGATGATGTTGTTGCAGAAATCAAGAAGAAAGAGCGTGGCGACGGATTTAAACCATACAATGGCGATTGTCCATTTTAGAGGTAGCGGCTATGGCAAGTGCAAAAATCGAAAAGGGTTCGGAAGAATGGCAAGTATTTATGGACTATTGGAAGTTTATCCAAGACTACTACGCGCCGGATAACGACGATGCATGGTGGCAGGAAGTGATGAAAGCCGGAGAAAAACTGATAAATAAGTACAAAGGTATGGAAATCGAGGAACGCGCAAGGCAGCTTGTATTAAGCCACTTTGCATGGTTGGAAATTACATACAGAAAGGGCAAAAATGTCGGAACAAAGATTGTATGAGATTGTTAATCTCGAAACAGGGCAAGTATACAACCGGGTGAAAAGCAACGAGGTAAGAATGGTGATTGGGTTGCCAAGACATATTCAAATCGGTCAAGTTGCGAATTCCAAGGGTAAAACATACAAAAAATGGTATGTTCAAATGCTTGACGATCGGTGCGAAAGAGTCTTTCGGAAATCAAAAATTTACCCATTTACGAAAAGACGTACAAGCAGTGGGAAAATCTGAATCGGAGGTATTCGCAAGTATGAGCAATGCATTAAAGAGAAAAAGTAATAAAAATCTGTTTTTTACAAAGCAGGACACGAAGATTATTGGCAGAAATAGCTTCGAAAAACGAAATTCTGATGCAGTTATCACAAAATCATACAAAGAGTTTGTTGTGATCGGCTACATTATCTTGCACGACAAATTCGGATTCGGGCAGAAACGCATTGTACGATTGCAGGAATTATTGAAACAGTATTTAGATATTGCGTCTACCGGTGGCGAGAATGGGAAAGATTTATCCGTAATGCTGAAACAGAAATATGAAATTGACATTCAAGAGAAAGTGAGAAGTGTGCCGCAAAGACAGCTTATGATCTTGTACGCAAAGAAAGGATTCTGCATCGAGCGAGAAGCCTACAGACTTTCCAGTGCGTCATTGTTTAACTATTTTGCACTCACGCTTACGATTCTGAAAAAGGAATTTAAGCTATCTGTTAAGCAGTTGCAGGAGTTTTTAGACAAGTTTGTTGATTATATCGACACTCTGGCTAATTACAAGCAGTTTCAATTGACGGCGCCGATGATAGCGCAAAGTTTGGCGGATGAGATTAAGTTTGTATGCGATTTGGGAATATGAGCAAATCGCGGAAAGAGAGGAATAGCATGGATGGAAATGTAGTAAATAATCTTTGTTCATTGCCGGCAACTGATTTGAATTTTACATCAGAACTTAATCGAGCAACGGCATATCAGATTAAGCAGGCAATCGAGACAATGAAACAAAACGGTGGAAAAAATAAAGGCAGGATTAAAGCCTGTGAAAGAGAACTGGAAAATAGAAGACTTACGAAAAAGGGCAAGGATGGGAAGTACGTCTCTAAGGAGCATTTAAGCATTCTTTGCAACACGTTTTCATCGGAGCATAGGCTTAAAGCCATTCTGAACAAGCTTGGGGAATACGAAGATGCTGAACGGCAGGGGATGCCCCTGCAATTGCCGTGTAAGGAAGTGAATAGAATGGATAACAAGTGGATTCCGGTAAGTGAAAGATTGCCGGAAGAATCATTTGGATGCTTGGTAACGGTTATGGACTATGAACCGTATATGCAAACTGATTTTGAGAATATACTTCCGTATTTTGTTGGATATGACGGTCACAGTTGGAATGATTCAGACGGAGAAGAAATTCCATTTGAAGTCATTGCCTGGATGCCGTTGCCGAAACCGTATCGGGAAAGCGAGGATGCGTAGAAATGGGAGTTTTGCTTGCATTATCAACCTTATTTATATGGGGTCGACTGGTTAATATTGATTGCGACCTAAAAGATATCAGCGAAGAACTGAAAAAGATGAACGAAAGGAGAAATGATGGGAGATAGATATTTATTCCGCGGAAAGCGGATTGATAATGGCGAATGGGTGGAAGGATATCTGTCATACCCATTTTGCACGAAAAAGGGCAACGAAAGTTATTATTTCTACGCAAAGGATAGTTTGGGTTTCTTCTGTCGTTGTGTTGTAGATGCATCTACTATCTGCCAGTGTACCGGACTTAAGGATAAGAACGGCAAGCTGATTTTTGAGAATGATTTGGTAAAAGACCTCTTTAGTGACACGATAGCACCGATTAGATACGGAAGTTATCAAAACTGCTTTGATAGCACAAAAACAGAGAATGTTGGATTTTATGTGGATTGGTCAGTTACTGATAAAAAATACATGAGAAAAGATTTAGGCTATTGGATAAATATGGTTGATTCAGAAGTTATCGGCAATACATTTGACAATCCGGAACTGTTGGAAAGTGAGGGATAATATGACAGCGAGCGAAGCAATCAAAGAATTACATGAAATAAGACCAAGAGGTGGCATCATCCCGCAAAAGAGAGCCGAGGCCTTGGATGTGGCAATACAGGCACTTGAAAAGTGGATACCAAAGAAACCTATCATGAGGCAGTATTTTGAGGATTTGGAAGAGGAGTACTTGTGCTGTCCGACATGCGGACAAATTTTGACAGACAGAATACCGGCTGATAATAAGACTTTCTACTTTCATTGCATGAATTGCGGTCAAAAATTTGATTGGGGTGTTGAAGAATGATTTTTCAATCGTACATAAATTTCTTTCTGCTAATACTTATAGCCATTAGGTTAGATATTCTAACAGAATTTGGAGTTGAGCTTTTTTGCATTCTGTCAGTTGTAGGGATGATTGGACATGAGATTTTTGATTATTTGAAAAAAGGAGATAAAAAACGATGGGACTGATTGATGCAGACACACTAAAAGAATATTGCATGCGTGCGAGTAAATCTGATGATGATTTTAGGAGAGTAAGTTTGGCAACATTGGCGAGCGTGATAGATGCGCAGCCGACCGCCTATGACCCGGACAAGGTTGTGGAGCAGCTGGAAGCATACAGCAATGCAGATGAAGCAGAAAGACTTGGAACAATGCCAGCAGTGGAGCTTGCAGACGCAATTAAAATCGTGGAAGGCGGTGGAGTAGATGGTTAATTTTGACAGATTTGACTTTCTGGTTGATATGCAAGATGTATATATTCTCCCTACAATTAGGATAAGCACACAGCATGAAATGATTGATAAAAATTTCAACATTCAGATTCATTTTGCAGTATTTCATTTTAGATGGAGGTGAGTAAATGGCAATTAAACCGATTTTACTTAATACGGAGATGGTCAGGGCAATTCTGGACGGAAGAGAAGGTTGTACTAGGAGAGTTGTAAAGCCACAACCAAAAACAAGATTATGTTATACATACGCAGGAAGCCACAATGATTGTATAGGGAAATGGACATATCCAAACAGGGGAGCACACAAACTTTGGGGCGAAGAATATAAGCTTCCGGAAAATATAAAGGATGAGGAATTAAGCAAACGATGGAATCCGCCATATCACACGGACGATATACTGTACGTGAGAGAAACATATGGCGAAGGATATGAAGATGGAACATATATTTACAGGGCTGATGATAAGCTTGCAGACTTGCCTACATTTAATGAATCATCAAAACTGATATACCATCCGTCCATATACATGCCGAAAGAGGCCGCACGTATCTGGCTTAAGGTAACAGATGTGAGAGTGGGGCGGTTGCAGGAGATGAAGCCGGTTGATGTGATAAAAGAGGGAGCTTATCCTGATTGTTGGGATTGTCTTAATACATACGGAGAAAGCGGTTCGCAGTGCTGTTATGGGACAGAAGAACAGTGCAGTCAATGTGATGAAGTGATGATGGAATGGGAAAAACTTTGGAACTCCACCATCAAAAAATCTGATCTTGACCGCTACGGCTGGGATGCGAATCCGTGGGTGTGGGTGATTGAGTTTGAGCGGTGTGAAAAACCAAAAGGAGTGTGAGAAATGGCTAAAGCAGTATTGGTTATGGATATGCCAGAACAGGTATGCCAGAAATGTGCATTGTGCTATGAGACAGAGAACGATGACGAATATCTGTGCTGTGCGGTAGGAAAACTTTTACCAGACGGAGAAAAACCGGATTGGTGTCCGCTCCGGGAACTTCCGGAGAAGATACCAGAGTTGAAATCTGGTTATGAAGATCTCAACACATCAATACGTCGGGCGGGTTGGAATGCCTGTTTAGATGAAATTTTAAAAGAAAGAAAGGAATAACGAATCCTCGGTAAACCGAGGTTGCAACTTAAAGGTGTCAAAGATTTTGCATAAAGGGAATAATAGTAGCGTTGATGATTCGATAAGGTGGAATTTGAAGTAGCGCACATATAGCGTATTTGACTTATGTGAGTTTCAGACCGTCAGCATGGGAAGCCTATATTCCTTATCCACGATACATGGATTTGTAGCGTGGTGTTATGACAAAAAAGAAACTAAAGGTATGTTGGATCAGTGCAGGTATATCAAGCTTTATGGCGGGATGGCTTGCAGGCGATGTTGATGAATGGATTTATATTGATATCGCAGACCAACACCAAGACAGCATGAGATTCATCAAAGATTGTGAGAAAGCAATCGGAAAGGAAATACAGATACTAAAATCAAGCGAGTACAGATGTGTAGAGGATTGCGTGAGGGTGTTCGGAGGATTTAGAAATCCGGCAAACGGGTTTGCACCTTGCACAAACTGGCTCAAGAAACGAGTGAGAAAAGAGTGGGAGGAACGACATAAGGATTGTGAATTGACCTATGTCTGGGGTTTTGATCTTAAAGAGAAAAACCGGGCAGAGAGGACGATTGAAGCGAATCCGCAAGCCGCGCACGAATTTCCACTTATTAACAGAAACCTCTCGAAAGAAGAGGTACATGGATTGTTTGAACGGACTTTTGATTTTGCCCGACCTTTGATGTATGACCTTGGCTATCCGAACAATAACTGTATCGGATGCGTTAAGGGTGGTATGGGATATTGGAATCGAATCAGAAAAGATTTCCCGGAAGTATTCGAAAGTCGGGCGAAGTTGGAAAGAGAAGTAGGACACTCCATGTTGAAAGACAAAAATGGCCCGGTATATCTGGATGAATTAGACCCGAACAGGGGAGATATGAATACAGAGATTATGCCGGATTGTGGAATTATGTGTTATTTAAGTTTGAACTGAAAGGAGCGAAACAGAATGAAGATTTTAAGCAAGAAGAAATACAATAAACTCATTGAAGATTTTGAGGAATTGCAGAAAAAGGTCGAGGAACTCAAAAGGATAAATGAGAGTCTTGGGAAAAAGCTGGAAGATAAAAAGACAAGTTGCAAATTGAACAATGGTAAGGATTTCTGCTTTAAATGTGAAAACTCTTACAGATACAAGACATATTTGGGAGGGATAGAAATCGAAAAATGCGGTTGTTTGCTTGATGTGCCCTGTGAAGATTTTAAGAGAAAAGAAAGCGAGTGATTCAGAATGAGTGACAATGTACAGATAGTAATAGCACAGGCTTTAATGATGAGAATTAAAAATTATGCAGAAAGAGCCTTGGATAAAAAAGATGTAACACTTGATATGGCTATGGCTGAAATACGCGATACGGTTGACGCTTATGACGAGTATTTTCAGACAGGCAGAAAGCCCCAGTAACTAACTAAAAATCAAAGAAAGGAATAGGTTGTGCGCACATAAAACCGAGGTTTCCTTTTGGTAGATTTAAAATGAAAGTACATTGTTTATTTGAACAGTCAGGAACATTCAAGAACGCTTTCAAGAAATATGGAATTGAAGCCTACGACTATGATATTCAGAATGAATTTAATGAAACCGACTATGTTACTGACCTTTTTAAAGAGATAGAAGGGGGGTATCAAGGCGAGCCAAGTTTGTTTGATAAGATAAGCCCTGATGATTTGATATTTGCATTTTTTCCTTGCATAAGGTTTGAAAATCAGATAATGCTGTGGTTTAGAGGACAGTCGGCAAGTCAGAAAAAATGGTCTTTAGAAGAAAAATTCGAATTTGATATGAATTTGCTTAAAGAAGTTTCATTTATGTATGATTTGGTAAACAAAATGTTTATTATTTGCACGAGAAAAGGATTGAAATTGGTGATGGAAAATCCTTATTCAGAAGAGCATTTTTTAAGGAGATATTGGTGTTATTCCCCGGCAATAATTGACAGAGATAGAAGAGATAGCGGAGATTACTTTAAAAAGCCTACACAGTATTGGTTTTTGAATTGTGAACCACAGAACAATCTTGTTTTTGAGCCAATTAGATATGTTGGAATACACACTAAATGGGAGCATCGAACAATGAATGATTATTGTGTTACTGGAGCAAGTAATATTAAAACAGCAAGGTCAATGATACACCCACAGTACGCAGATAGATTTATCAGACGATATATTCTTGATGAAGAAATATGGAGAAATCAATAGTTATCAATTATTATCAGATTTCCAACATTAAAAACTCAAATATCAATCAATAAAATAAGGAGAAATGGCTTATGAAATTTACAAAATTCATTAAGCCAGAACTTGAACACATTAAAGAAAATGCCAATTTCACGGAAGAAGAGGAGAGGATTTTCTCTCTTCTCTGCCGTGGTTTTTCACAAAAGCAAATATCCACAAAAGAAAATCTATCACTAAGAACGATAGAGTACAGAGTGAGAGATATAAAAGATAAAATAGAAAGAACGGGGGTATTTGATTGGATGAAAAAGAACTGTTGAAATATGCCGTTGAAAATGGTATTCTCGACATAGCACTTGTGCAAGAACAAGTTGAAATGAACAAAAGAGAAAAGATACTAAAGAAACACCCATATGATATATGGGAAGGGAAAGATGGGTATTGGAGAACCTATATTCCATGCAAGGAGAAAGGGAGAAAGCTACTTAAGAAAAAAGATAGGGTCGATATTGAAAATGAGGTTATCGATTATTTACAGATTCAAGAAGAAAATCCAACCATTGATGAAGTGTTTGAAGAGTGGAACGACAGGCGGTTGGCACTGAACAAGATTGGAAATGCAACGCACCAAAGAAATCGCAACTTTTATCAAAGGCACTTTAAACAAATGGGTAAAAGGCACATAAAATCAATATCGGAAGATGAATGGGGAGATTTCCTAGAAGAACAGATTCCGAAGTTTAACTTGACGGCAAAGGCGTTTTCCGGACTAAAAGGGATAACCAAAGGGTTTCTGAAACGAGCCAAAAAGCGGAAGTTGATTGATTTTAATGTTGAAGAATTGTTTGAGGAGCTTGATACATCTGATTCCGATTTCAAACGAACGATCAAGGAAGATTACGAAGAGGTTTTTGACGAGAATGAAACTGATATTATGATTAAATATTTGGAATGCAACCTTGATTTATCAAACATAGCAATACTTCTAATGTTCGTGACCGGAATGAGAATCGGAGAGGTTGTGTGCCTAAAACATGATGATTTTGACGGTAATACGGTCAAGGTTCGGCGAACCGAAACAAGGTATCGTGGAGAGGATGATGCAAAATATACGGTTGCGATAAAGGATTTCCCAAAGACGAGAGCTGGGGCGAGAACAATTATCATCCCAAAGGACTACGAGTGGTTATGCGATAGAATCAGAAAAACGAATCCATTTGAAGAATTTGTGTTTATTAAAGAAAATGGAGAGCGCTTGAATGCGAATTGTGTAAGAATGCGATTACAGAGATTGTGCGATAAGTTAGGAATCTATCGAAAGTCTCCACATAAGATCCGAAAGACATACGGAACCATCCTTCTTGACAACAATATTGACGAGCGGTTGATCCTTGGTCAGATGGGGCACGCAAGCCTAGGAACTACAGAGGAACATTACCACAGAAACCGCAGATCTATCGAGAAAAAGTCAGATATTTTAAGTAGTATACCAGACTTCAAAGCACGAACAAGTTAGTCGTTTGATTACTATTTTGAAAAAAGTAATCAAAAGTAATCAAAGTAAAAACGCTACAAGCCGCATAAACACTGAAAAGTTGATGCTTTGTGCAAGGGTTCGAGTCCCCTTATTGGCTTCGTTTCAGACACGTTTTGTATCGGGTATCCGATGGAAGACGTGTCTTTTTTACTTTAAAAAGTGCTTGTTTCTTAGGCATGAAATTGGTATAATGGGCGCAGACAAAGAAAATAAGAATAAAGGTTGAGGTAAAAA